CACCTGCAAACGTGAACCCGTCTCTATGCAAGCGGCATAACTTCACTTCATTACCAGCATTGATTAGCGCGATAATTTCATCTGGGAAACCTCCATCAGTGCAAACAACAGGAGCCTCACACTCTTTTACTTTCTGGTTAAACCTTACGCCGAAATAATCCTTGCCGAATTTAGGCTTGATCACATCCTCGCTAATCCAGATCATGAACTCTCGAGGCGACATACCCATCAGGAACGTTTGCGGTCTTTCTTTCTGCTCTCTGTCATCATAAGCCAACATGAAGCGCTGATAGTTCTCTTTGCCAAGGATAGCTAATGCAATGTCAAACATCGGCTCTTTAAAGCTAATAATGCGGCATTGCTCGCCTGGCGAATAGAAAGAAATCATCTTGCCTATCGTATCTTTACCAGCACCAGGAGGCGCATTAAGGATGATAATTTTAGCCATCTTTATTCACCTTAAAATATTGAACGGTTAATGTTTCTTCGATCTTAGTCCATCCGTGATTTCTTGACTCAATACTAACATCATTTAATGCTGCCTCGCCGGACTCAAGAGCATCAGCAAGCGCTCGCAGATAGTTGATCGTCTTTTGTGTTTCAACTTTATTATCAAGATTCATCACGCCCACACTCCAAGTAAGATTGAGCCAACAGTTACAACCATTGCAATTGTGAAGCAAATAATATTGCGGTTGCGCTTTCGGATCTGTGATTGCTGGAATAAATCAGCCGCTTCTTTATTGAAGGGAACTATCATTCCACACTCAACCATATTGATAACTACCTTTTCGTCAACTGAACTTCTGAAATGAAGACCTACTTCAAGAATAGGATAGTTCGAAATGAAAATATCTCCCTCGTCGTTGATGATATAATATGCAGTGCGTCCAAACTGTTTAATCATAAAAACTTTCATGTGTCATTCTCCTTTCTTGTCTCGACAAGGCACACTTTATCAAATGTGCCTTAGCAAGATTTAGCAAAAAGTGCTATTTACCACTTAAAATTTTTCTCTTTCATCGCCTGGCGAAAAGCTGCTAGTGCAATGTAAGGCCAAAAAACATATTCGTATTTCTCTGCGCTCACGCCCGTTGAGTTAATCAGAGCACGAAACAAAACGAGGCCAGCAAAATAAAAAACAACAACCAGGAAAGCCAGAATATAAATCATAGTCACCTCACATCATCATCACGAAAGCTAGGGCAACGCCGCACACGATAGCGCCAATTGCCAGCAAACCGAAATCAAACTTGCTATCGCTAGGCGGCAAACCCAACACCATTCGTTCTAAATCGTCGATCGGATTAACTTCCTTTAGAACGCCTTTCTTCATTGCGTTTTCAATGTACTGAATGGTGCAAAACGAATTAACAACCGTTCCGTTAAAATAGCGGTAAACCATCACTTCACCATCTTTCAAAAACCACTTGTTAACACCGTTTTCTTGCATCATGTAAAAAACGTTGGTTTTCATAATTCGATCTCCTTACTTAATGTTGAAATGTTTTTTGGCTGCACGAATGCAATCGTTGAGTTTGATTTTCTTCACGTCCGTAACGTGGCTTGCAATAACCTTAACATTTGCCAGGAAATCAAACCAATGCTCATGCCCTGCTTTGGAGTATTCCAGGAAATCGCCGTGTAAGCTCCATGATCCGCTTGCTGTTATCCAGAATGGGGAAAGCAAGCCATCTTTGCTAACGTGAAAGAACTCGTTACACAGGTGCGAATCAGTCAGCATTACAACGGTATTGCGTGGCGCGTCTTTGATTAACATTGTTATTTGCTCGTTTTGTTTGGTATGGGCTTACTATACCGCAAGCCCAGGATTCTGTTTTAGCAATTCGTGCTATTGGTTGAAAATGTCGTAAACTTTAAACTCTTTATCGTCTACTGGAATTCGCCATTCATCGCCGTTATCGTCTTTAACGATATAGCTCATGTTATTTTCTGGATCTTCTTCCCCGGTGTAATACTCACCAACACAAAAGCATCTTTCACGATCCGCATCGGTTGATCCGTTAAATCTGAATGTTGCGTACTTCCTCTTGATGATATACCCTCGCCCCTGGCACGCCGTACAATCTTCTTTGTGTTGCATCATCATGATTCCTATCATGTGCGGCTTAAACGTATACCCTCGCCCGTTGCACTGGTAGCAATGGCGATATTCTGTCTTGCGGTTTTTCATTTCAATTCCTCCACGCCGCAACGCAAACATTTACCATCAACCACACTAAACCAGTGCTCGCCTTCGCATTCTATTTTTGTCTTCAATTCTTCCACCCCATGAGACTTTAAGTGATTGTGTATATTTTCTCCGTAGTCACATACCTGGTAAACTGTCAAGCCCAGGCCGCGCAAGTGATTAATCACATTAGGCGAATCATCCCAGCATGCAACTATATTCTCCAGGCCAATAGCGCGTAACACTTCCTCTTTGATAACAGTGTCTTTTCGGTTGTCAGTGGCGCGGCGCATAATCATGAAATCGTATTTCACGCCGTTTTTATAAAGCCATTCGTGGGAATCTGATTCTACTTCATCGCTTCGACCAGTCAGGATAATGACGGCGAAACCAGATACCCATAGCCCGTTAACTATCGCGATCGTGTCAGTAATCGGCGTGTCATGCTTTGCGGCCTCGTTGAATTCAGACCAGGATTCTGTAAGGTGCAAATCCTTTTTCGGTAGCAGGTGCAAGCGGTGTGTGCCGTCGCTCAACGTGCCATCGTAATCAACAATTACAACGCCCTTTGAAACAGGTATGTGATATGTCTTGCCCCAGATTGTTACGCTCATTCGATTCTCCATTTGCTTAACTCAACGAGGGACACTATAGCAAATGCCCCTGATTTAGTTTTATCAATTCGTGCTATTCAAGCCCAAAGATTCCGATCTTGTTTGTCAGCTTAACCCACTGAATAGATCCGCTAGCCTCGGCATCCTTCATAGATTGCCATCCGCTGGCCTGGCTTACCATTCGATACCAGCGCTTAGAGCATGGCGACCACTGATAAAAGGAGCTATTCCACGTTGTGATATAGGCATCACCCATAACCATCTTCTTACGCCACATCTTGATCATCATAATTCCACCTCTTCAAATTCGCCCTTGTTCACGTAGTATTCTAAATCGCGTTTCGGCATATCCGGGTAAGGCCAGCCACAAGCCATGTGCCAAATCTCGCCGGGATAACCGCGCGTCCAAACGTGCAAGCCATCCCATTTATATTGCCTTGTACCGTAAATGCTTTGGTACACGGCATCACGCTTTAAACTCATAATCGACCACTCCAAACTCGTTAACAATTTGCGCCTTGTAGAAGCAACCATTTGCGGCCAGGTGGAAGCATGAAGCAACCGTTTCAAACTCGCGGCTTACTGGCTCGCTGTTTTCGTGTTCCCAGGTAATCATAGTAACCATTTTTCAATACTCGTTTCGTTTCGATGGGGTAACTATAGCAAGCCACCCCGATCGAGTTTTAACAAAAAGTGCTATTTAGCCACCAGTCAGGAAGGTAATCAGCGCCGAAAAGAACAACGCAATCAACGTATATACCGCCACGAATAGTGCCGGGATAAGTTTATGCATCATCACGATTCACCAGTTTCTTGATCATTTCTTGGTAGCGCTTCACAGCGATAGCCGCCCCTTGCAGTTGATCCCCTTCCAGGTCTGAGATAGACGGGCTAATTGATAGTAGCATTTCAACCATGCTATCGACCGCCTTTTGTTTGGCTTGGTTAACCTGGTCTTTGTTGTAAACGGTCTTGCGACTGCTTACGCCCTTCACGAAAACCAGATCGTAATATTCAACGCCATCCTCGTTTGTGCGCTTTCTTACGCTAATCGATCCGGCTTCCTTCACTTCTGGCACACGGTTAACGGTTGTTCGGATGTAGCCCGCCGTTACCTTTCGCGCATCATCTGGATCAAGTTTTGTCATGATAAACATAAGCGGCAACGGCACATTTCCATCAACGATAGCCTTTTTTGCCGCCTCGCGTAATTTGTCACAGAACTCTTTCATGTTCATGGTTTCCATCTTCGTTTCTCCTTATGCGTTTTGGTCAATGATAATCACTGCAATTTCTTTTTTGTTTAATGATTTTGTAACGTACTGGTTAACGCCAACCTCGTTTAGAGTCTTTGCGAGCCTCATTCTGAAACTTGCAACATCGGTGTCAAGCCACGCAATTACAACCTCATTGATTGGTAATTCCTTTGCAAACCTTCGCACATCATCCATCGTCGTCACTGGCATTGTGTATCGAATCATATTGATTCCCCCTTGCTTCTCAACGAGACGCATTTAAGCATGTTTAATTTGTGAAGTAAACAACCTAGATGCACTTTTAACAAAAATCGATGATAAGTTATTGATTTTCTGTGTTTTAAAGTTTCGTCTACAGAGTTGCGCCAACTGCGGCAATCATAGAGGTATATTCAACCCCGCGAGCACCATAGCAATATAATCAAATTGCAGCCACACAACATGGGGGAGCGTCAATATAGAGTAAACAAAAGCAACATAGATAAACATTATAATATACATATAACTAACTTATTAATTTATAATGGGTATATAGATGATATATTTGTTTATTTGCGTTTCTCACGTTGCGAAAAGTTGCGGCCAACTTTTTGTAAACACCGGGAAACGTTTTAGACGCGGCGGAGCCAGGGATGGGAGTTTTCACGGAAAAGTTTTGAGTTAATCGGCGGATTATGTGCATTCTGCACTCATTAACTACATCACACACAAATTTGATTCAAATCAAGGCAGACAAAACGCGCCTTGAGTCAAGCCGCACATGATACCCGTTCATCAATATTCCCGTTCATCATAATTAATGCGATCGGATCGGATTACAGATAACTATTTGCATCACTCAACGACAAATAGCACTTTTTGCTAAAACCAATCAGACGCAACTGGGTATAGTTACTCCGTCGAAACGAACTGGAGACACGGCAATGAATATCAGCAAAACCACAATCAACTTTGCAAAGCGTCGCGGCCTGTATGTGACGATTGAAGAAATCGACGATGCAATGCTGCTTTTAGTGTGGGACATCAACAACGATTGCGAATGGATGTTTTCTTACCGCGTGAACAATGACGACTCTTTAACCTGGAACGGCAACGTATACCTGCCGCAAGAACTGAAAGAAGAACTACCGGCAACACTGAAAGATGAAAAGCACGTTCGCGAAATGCTGGATTTTGTAGGCGCTAACCGTCACTTATGGAAGGACTGAGAAAATGACCAAAAACATTTATCGCGTCATGGCAACCAGCCGAGCAACTAAAAAAGAGATTGTATGCTATATGGGGGATCGGGCTTGCATGGCAACCGCCACCTATGAAGATTTACTCAAGCGCAAGATGTTTATGGAAGATTTCAGCGTAAGGCTTGAGCGACTCGATCCGATCATCGTAATGGAGAGTGAATAATGCGTAAGCGTCACCAGGTAACTTGTCATTGCAGGGCGTACGATTTCCCGCATAGGTTCGGCGGTGGCGCTTGCAATGGGATTGCCATTGTCGAGGATTGCGTTGGCGGCGTGTTGTGTCAATCGTGCTTACTCTTCAATGATGGTTGTGAAGTACTGAAAGGCCAGGAAGCGCCGCGCGAATGTGCGTATGTGCAAGAGTTTGTGGAGTACAACGAGATCAGATTGAAATAGCACTTTTTGCTAAAACTCGATTAACGCGATCAGATATATTAATCACATCGAAACGAAACAACACTCTGAGGATTGAGCGATGAAATACACCAACACTTTTAACGGCCATACCTACTGGATCGAAAGCAACAAAGTAAAAGTGAGCAACGGGGAACTAACCTTTACATCAAATATGGATTTTGAGACTTTCAACGCCATGATCGAAAACGGCGACATGGTAGAAATCCCGGTTAACCGCGAAAACTTCCGTAAGCTGGTATGCGTTGCCAAATCAGCAAATCCAAATTATCAGATCCGTTTCCTGGCTTTCGTCGAGCACAACGGAAAGGATGCATGGGCGGGTAATGTTGCAGTGCGTAACGCTCGCTTTATAGCCTGGATTTCAGATCGCAAAAAAGAGTACAAGGCTCATTGCAATCTGGCTTGCCCGGAATTGGTTTTAAACGACACCATTGTAGACCAGGAGCATTTTACTGATTTCATCATTGGCGGGTTATGGATCAAATGAAAGAGCAATATTTTAGAAACGTTGAGAACGGCAATTTATACCGTCCAGGCAATAATGACGAAACTGTTTATTTTAAACTGCCATCCGGGGTTTGGGCTGTTGCTTCGCGGTGGCGCGTTGCAGACTTGGCGCATTATCCGTTTATTAGCGTAAATAGCACGAATTGCTAAAAATTATGATGTGCTGATTGGTATAGTTGGCGCATCCAAACAAAACAAGGAAATTTGAGATGAAACTGAAAACTAAAAGCATTCTGAACGTTGTTGATACCCACGGCAAAGCGGTTTTGAAAATGGATCGTGCTTCCGGCTTAATCCAGTTGACCATTACTAAGCGTGGTAACGATTATCTGGTTGGTGAACACCCAGACGGTAAGATTTACAAGACCGATCAGAAGCTGTTAGCGCTGCAATTGGACGATTTCGCGATGTTTATCAACTCCTGGGCTTGAGGTTTGACGATGGTACAAGATGCTTTCTTTGCGCGACTGCACGAGGCTGAACAAGCCGGATTGAACAAAGAGGCCGCTTTAGAGGTGGCTTATAAACTGAGCACACTTGATGAAGCGCTTGGCGATATGGATATGGATCAAGAATGCGGTGCAATCATGGCTGATCCAACAATTATTGTTAATGATTGTGGTTGCAACTTCGACCCATCTTGTAAGCGTTGTTTACCATTCTAAGGAGTATTTAAAATGACACCTATCGAAAAAATTTGCTGTCCAAAACACGGCGGAAGCGGGAACAAAACAACATGCCCATTCTGTAAGTAAAAAAATAGCGGCCTGTTTCGCATTCTCCCGCGATTTCAGGCCTCAACCAATACGATTGCATACCATGAAATTTAAACGGCTTACAACGCCATACAGAAAGGATTTAGATATGTTGATTTTCTCTATGTTTGACGGCTCCGGCTATGCGGCTTACGAATGGGCTAAACGTGGTCACAAAGTGAAGTGCTTCAACTTCGACGATGCCGATCATGGAGATTACGCCAGTGTGCGCATTAATCATCCAAACATCGAATATGTAAACGTATGGATTGATGAACAATTTCAATACGATGCATCTTGCGGATTCTACGGGCGACCAGATTTTATTATGGCCTTTCCGCCATGCACCGACCTTGCCGTTAGTGGCTCGCGTCACTTTGCCGCAAAGCGTGAACGTGATCCGCACTTCCAAACAAAGGCGGTGCATACTTGCAGGATTGCCGCAATCGTTGCTTCGTACCATAACGCGCCATACTTCATCGAAAACCCTGTTAGCGTGTTGTCGTCGATGTGGCGAAAACCGGATCACATATTCCACCCTTGCGAATATGGCGGTTATTTACCGGAAGATGATAAACACCCTCATTTTCCAGATATCATCCCCGATCGTGATGCCTACACGAAAAAAACGTGTTTGTGGACTAACGACCGTTTTAAGATGCCATTGCGCAACCAGGTACAACCAGACGGCGACAATAACCCAGGATGGGCGAAACTCGGCGGCAAGTCTGCGCGTACAAAGATGATACGCTCTTTGACTCCGCGCGGGTTTGCAAAAGCGGTTGTGATCTTCAACGAGAAATAGCACTTTTTGTTAAAAATGCCGGATCTGATTCCGGCATAATGCATCCAACGACAACGAAAGGAGAAACCGAAATGGCTAAATACAAATCAATCAAAGTTGTGGGTTCTGATAACCGTCTTTATAAGGCGCGTGTTGATGAAAACGATGATATGTTTGTAAAGGTCGATAACAAATGGATTCACGCAAACCTCGTTGGCTTGACGTTCCGCACAATCAAGACCAAAACTATTAAATGCTTGTGGGTTAACCACTCCATGCAAATCAAGAAAACATTCAAGACAGAAAAGCGCTATCAAATCGAATCCGGGCGCGTACTCGGATCAGTGGCTGGATATGTGTTTGACGAAAACGGAGATCGCTTTACGCTTTACCGTGAAGAGGTTGGATTCTCTGCTGGTGGTGGTGCTTATCTGTTTGAGGCGAAATACTCATGATCAATAAAGATTTGGCTTTCAAGGTCACTGAATCGAACGTTACAACGTTTAAGGCTGGCGATATTGTTAAACCTGTGCGCGTGTTCAATGGTCGTTGGCTGATTGGTTTTGATTACCGTCGCTCGCTTCACTTTGACCAAAAAGACAAGGTAACGTTTGAATGCTTTAGCTCTATCACTCCGGGTAAACTCCTGGTGAGAATTGATCGGATCAAATAGCACTTTTTTCTAAAACAGGATAGTATTGTTGCCGTAAAATATGCGGCAACAAGAACAAAGGAGCTATAAGAAGATGTTTGATTTTGATTTTGACGCCAACAAACTAACGCCGGAGCAAGTTATTGCACTGGCTGAAACACAGGGCAAAAGCCCGTTATATGTTGCTATCAAAGCCAACGGTTATCGTCAATCTTCCAGCTTCTGGAAGTCCGTTGTAGACATTAACGGCGCTAACGATCGCTATCCTGTAATTTCTCTTGGGAATGACGTTGATGTTGTGGGTAAGCTGTCACGCAACATTGCAAACTCTGTGCAATTCCCTGAATCATCTGCTTACATGCATTTTATCGGCTGCATTTCCGCCGCGATGCTTGGACGCTTTACCGTGGAATATCACGGAAGCCAGCAACCAACGGCGTTATATGTTGTTACCAGTCAGCCGCCTTCAACGGGTAAATCTGCTATCAACTCTTTAGCAATCGCCCCTATGGTTTGCGAGACTGAGCGACTAAACGAGATCCGAAAGCAAGAGCGCAAAAAGAAACTGGCAAAGCTCAAAGGCATTGAGAAAGAACTGAAACGCGAACTTTCAACAACTGAACTTGCAGCGCTGTATGAAGAACGAGACAACCTTGAAGAAGAGATCGAAAAGCTGTGCGACATTACTTTCCCTGTATCTGATACCACGCCAGAAGGTTTGGCGCGTATCAACAATCGCCAGGGAAACTTTGCTGTTATCTCGGATGAAGCAACCAGTATTAACAGTTTATTGGGTCTGACATACGCTAACAGCGAACGCAAAACTAACAGCGAACTGGTTCTTAAAGCGTGGGATGCTGGGCATGTTTCTATCGCACGTGCTAACAGCGAAAACAACATGAGTTTCGTAGCGTTAGGTTGCATGAGCGTAATCGCCCAGGATGAAACCATTGCCGGGATTATGGATGCGGGGGCGCGTGGTATCGGTGTTAGTGAGCGTTTCTTACTGGTACGCGAGCAATCATTCTTAGGTAAGCGCGTGTTCGTCGATAGCAATGATGATCTGATTTATGAGCCTGTTGATAAAACGCTGAAAGCTCAATACTTCCAGTTGGTTCATAATATTATGAATGAGCAAAACATTGAATTACGTCCATCGAAAGGCGCAATGCGAGTTTTAAACCGCGCTCGCCAGGAGTTAGAGCCAGATTTAGCCGATGGTGGTAAATATTCTCATACGATGTTGCGCGGCGCACTAGGCAAGATGGATAAACAAGTTATTCGCCTGGCCGCTGTTGTTCACACAATCCGTAACTGGTTTAGCGAAAACGGCGCACCACGCAAAGATCGGGAAATTGATGCTGAAACAATGCAAGAAGCACTGATCATGTTTAACGAATTGCGCAAGACCTACATCAACGCCGCTAACGCTTCTGGTCATGCTGGTGACGATGCCGAAATGAGCAAACTGATTGAGATCATCATCAATGTTTCGCGCCAGAATAAAGGCGTTACCAATGCGAGAACCATCTATGAGAAAGCGCGTAAGGTTAGACCGTTTACCGGGCAAGCTGGAGTTATGAAACGCATTGAAGATCAACTATTGTCGATGCTTGAGGAAAGAAATTATATTTGCGTAGTTGGTAAATATATTTACGTGAATCCTTCTCTTTTGGGGTAATTTATGTTTCTTCTGGATCTGTATCGTTTTTGTGAGAGCAACGAAAAATTCACGCGCCAGGATTTGGCGCGGTTCGTTTACCGTCATAGAGAATGCGAAAGGCTTGCGGAAGCGGCGGAAACAACCCCCCGGTATTTTGCCTCCTGCGTATCAAAGGAATTTGTTTCCCGCATGATGGGCTTCGGGTATCTGGACGGCGTTAACCTTGTTTACTGGTGCAATGGATCAACAAAGCGCCCTTTCAAATTTGAACTGTTTAGCCTGGAAGGTGATCGCAACAAATATATTTACGAATTGATGCACATTGAGGAATTGACGGATGAACAACTATTCGGGCGCACAAGCAATAATTGATAAGGTTTTAGCAGAATGCGCCGCAAGGAGTGTTAGCCATGATGATCTGATATATGCGTTGATGCTTCTGCTTTATTCTGACATGCGAGCGTTTGATGATCATGAACACCAGCTTACAAGCGACGATGGAGAATTGTTAATTCACATTAGAAGATTCACATAAAAATAAAGGAGCCGTTAGGCTCCTTTTTTAATTCCGAACTTCTGACCAATTACCATGCCAACCATTAGAGATAGCAGACAAAACAGCGCGGTTAATTCCCACGAGTTACCGCCGTCTGTGTTCCTGATCTCGATCTTATCCGCCTTGATGCTTTCTGCCTGAATGCTTGAGGCGCTAACCTTCTTTTTACTGGAAGAGTCAAGACCGTTAACGGCTGAATCTTTGATCGTGTTTTCCTGCTTACTGCTTGTGTCCTGCTTTGCTGTAATCCCAACGGTTTGCTTTACGTTCTCGGCTCCTGCCTGAGAGGTGATTTCTGGCTTACTGCCAACAAGACCAGTCAGAGCGCTGGATGCTGAACAACCTGATAAAGCCAACGCCACACAACAAAGAAACAATGCGATCAAGATGCTTTTAATAAATGTGTTCATTTTTTCGGTAACTCCTTAACGCAATATTTGAACTCCACGGCGCGGCGATTTTTCAATCCCTTAGACTTTTCTTTCTTACCGGTTTTCGGGTTTCGGTAGTAAGTCCAATTCCAAAGCTGATCACAAGCCTGGTATAGTTTACCCTGATTAATCAGCTTTAGCATGGTTGATTTTCTAAATGCTCCCTCGCCAGCGTTGAACGTGAAGGAGTAAAGCGCCGCCCTCATTGATACTGGAATATCAACCTTAACCGCCTTATCAACAACCTTTGCGGCGTGTTGCATATGCTTTGCTAAAAGCGCGTCACATTCTCGGCGTGTGTATGTTTTGCCTGGGATCACATCCTTACCAGTTATGCCGTGGCATACCGTAGGAATTCCGGCAATATCGTAATACACCTTGTATTTCACGCCCTCGACTTCCTCAAGCAATGGCGATGCCACCATGAGAGCCGCGCCAGTGACTGACGCGACGATAGTTTTCTTGATAGTCATTATGTGCGCTCCTTGTTCCTGAGAGATAAAGCGGTGCGCAAGTCGCCAGCGTCCAGCGCTTCACGGATCGCCTTGCTGTCACGCCAGCGGAGATATGCACCCCAAAACCCGAAAGCAACAAAGAAAATGAAAGTAAGAACGGCAAGGATAATTTGCCCGGTTGCGGCTCCAGCCAGTGAAGCTCCGCCAGTTGTACCCGTTGCCATATTCAGAAATTCACGCATAATCAGATCCTTAATTTTAAAGTTTGTCAAGAGTCTGGATATACTATACGCAAAAAAAGAAAAAGGCCAGCATTTAGCCAGCCTTTAAAATGAAATGTAAGTTGTGTTATCCGATCATTTCAGGGTAGAACATGAATCGACCGATTTCACCGCATTCTTTATCGTAAATGATAACAGCGGCGCGACGGCGTGAACGCCAGCCACCACGCGCGGCGTATGCATCTTTTGCCGCCATAGTGCTATGAACTTCAACGATACCTAAACTCGTTTCTGTTACCGTCTGGTGATGCCAATGGCCTACGTGTGCATACATTGCGTTTGACTTCCCGAAATCCTCACGCCAATCGGCGGCGCACATCATCATTAATGTTTCCGGCTTGCGTACCGTGTGACCGTGATGATATGCCAGGAAAGTTTTTCCGTACTGCGTGTGATGCACAACGCGCGGAGAAACATCAACAAACACGCGAGGCTCGTTTTCGTATGCCGCCGCCATTGCAGCGCGTAACCAGATCATGCCGCTTTGGTCGTGGTTGCCCTCGATAATTTGCACTTCAACCTCTTTATGTTTCAGCAACATAGTGCTAATTGCGCGGCGCGTCGCTCGGATAGCAACATAAACCAGTTTGGCGTATCGTGAATCCTGATCCAAAACATGCCCACTTGCAGGAGTTACCGCCTCCAATCCGTCACTGTGTAGCATATCTCCACCAATCAGCAACACAGCTTTCTCACTGTTAGGTGCTTTACTCACGGCATAATCAAAGAAGCCGTTCATTACCTTTTCCGCCGTCGCTGTGTCCCAGTTTTCGCCGCTTTCATGCTTGTGCGCCATTGCGCCAATGTGCATATCAAACACAGGATAGAAAGCAAGAGTTTGATCATAATTCTGCTTTACTTCCGGCTGCACTTCCAAGCGTGGCACTTCTTCCGAAAACGCCGCCATTGCCGCTTGCATTAGAGCCTCTAATTGCTCTTTGTCTTTGTGCGTCTTAATCCAGGTTAGTTTTGTTTTGCCGTCTTTATCTACAAGTTTTGATTCACCGATTACCGCAAAGCCTGGCGATCCGATTGTGGTTGTTTCGCCTAACTTAGCCAGCCGCGCCGCGCGTCGCTCAACTGTACGAATATTTAATCCGTATTCCTCTGCGATCTGCTTATAGGTTTTTCCGGCTTCACGCTCAATCTTAAACTGTTCGTCTGTAATCTTTACAACTTTCATCAACAAAATCCTCTTTAACTCATGATAAACCAGTACATGATACCCAAACCCAAAAGCGGCGGCAATGGAATGATGGACATGTAGAATAATGTTTTCATTTCAATCTCTTTTTCTGCTCTTTTGTTTTCTCAATAATCGCCTTACTGTCAACTCTAACCGGAACGGCTGGAACACGGTAAACCTTGCGCGGCTTTTCGTTCACATACGCCATTTCGTCACCAACAATAACGCATACATCAGATATATCGAAATACTTTGCTATTTTGGCGATCCCTTCATCAAGACCGCCTTTCTTTGCTAACTCCCAGGTTTCCTTTTTACCTTTCTTCACTTTCATAACTGTAAGCCTTTTTAAGTAACTCCATTGCGTCATTCCAAAGTATTTGTGCAATAACCTTTGGATTTTTGCGATCAAGCATAAACAATGATTCTTTAGCCAGCCATTGCGCATCTTTGAAGTATTCGACGTTTACGATTTTCATTTTTGAAATCCTCTTGTTTTCCGTTAAGAACATAATACAAAACCCGCCGTAGCGGGTTTTAACAAAAAGTGCTATTTCACATTAAAAAATCGTGCACCCTCTCTGCGTTTGTACTCAAGAAGTTCTATTTCAATTTGAGCTTTCCAATACTCAACGGGAAGATGCTCTATTTCATCAAAGCTCATATCCAAACTTTCAGCCATTTCCCACTTGTCTGCATTGTAACCATGTTTAACCAGAAGGTCACAAACAATACCACGAAATAATGACCATTTAAGATCGTTATTCATATCCTCTAAGCTCATTTAGAAATTCCTCGCTTTCAGACGTTTAAATTTAACAGATTGGCAAATCTCCGTGATTGGTACATAATGCGTTTGTTGCGTTTCACCTTCTTTTAATTGGCGCATTACGAAAATCACACTCCCTTTATTATTCCCACTAACAGGCAAACCACTCAGACCAGAAATAAACGAAACTCTCCCGTTTCTGGAATATTGCTTTCCGTCCTCTTCCCACGTTTCGCCAGTAATCCAGATTATTTCTGCGGCGTGTTTTTGTGCATCCCTAAACCATGCCGTGGAATTATCAGCGGGTAACAGAATATCGATCTGATTACCGTGTTCCATCTGCTCGATAGCCTTCAAAACAAATGGATCTGGATTAGAGTAAGGCGGATTTAGCCATACGTGCTTGTTACTACCCCACCAACGCTTTAAACAGTTGGTTTCCTTGCTGTAAAACTTCTCACACTTTTTATTTCCATCGCTAGCTGCGGCATCTAGATCATATTCACCATAGCGCCCAACCATATATTCAACAATTTCATCCGGCGTTTCCCACAAATCACGCACAACATCAGGCGTATTACTTCCGGCGTAACGGTTGCCAGTAACTTTATAATAATGGTTAGGGTTAACGGCTTGGTAGTGACCGCCAGTTACAAGCGCGTTTGCAATATAATTCTCCCTCTCTAACTGCTCAAAAGTAACAAAAGCGTCGTGTGTGTCTTTGTCGAAATCATCTTTCATTTCTAAGGCTCCTATTATTTGTTGAATACGTTGAATGGCACATTTTCAATTTTGTGCGCTTCTGTAATTATTGAGTTGTTTACCGCTTCCGCATTTTTAGCAACAAATGCTAATACAGTAAAGAGAGCGATAACAAATAAGATGTAAGCGATGATTTTTTTCATTTTAAATTCCCATGTCAGTTTCTATTGTGGTAACTATAACAACTTTACCCCGTTCTGTTTTAGCAATTCGTGCTGTTAGTTGATTAATTCCAGCGTATCGTTACCAACCATCACAAAGAAAGATTCTGCGCTATATGCCGACCTCAAAATCTCGCCTGTCTTTTGATGCTTAACCATAACAGCACCATCCTCAAGCCAGTAAACAGCGTTGTTTTGAACGTTTCTATATTCGCGTGATTTCATTTTGTTTTTCCTAAATTCGTTTCGTTGAGCGCATAATACAAAACCCGCCGAAGCGGGTTTTAACAAAAAGTGCTATTTCGTGGCATCATCGATAGCTTTTTTCACCTGGTTAACTCCGTAACATATAGCCGCAAAGCCTCCACACTCCCTTACCTGGCGCAAGAATTCTTTTTGCTCATGGCTTACTTTCGTCCCCTTCTTGTTAGCCTTTTTTAGCTCTATGGCTATGAATGGGTATTTGCAGCCAACAAAACCAGTCAGGATCAAGATATCGCTCACGCCCTTCTTTACCCCTGCTTGTTGGTCTTGCACAGCTTCACCGATCGTTTTCTTTCCCTCGTTTTTCGTGTGCCAAACCAGCCACGAGGGATGCGTGTAAGTGATCCATGAGTTAGAATCAACCTGGTGATATTTCTCCGCCCTTGTATCTGGATCGGTCTTGTCGTAATACTCCAGGTAATCGCCTTTGTCAGTAACCATAATCAAAACTCCTTCTGAGCAATCAAATCCTCACCTTTACCGTTCTTGCGATGGGTAACGCGAACCGGGCGCATAAACTGGTTTGCATAGCTCATAATCTTAACCGCATTGCGGCAGGTTACAAGATAGTTTCCAGTATCGCGGCCTATTACGTGCGTCCTCACTGCTTTAGCCCAAAGCGTTTTGCATATCTTGTGCTCTGATTCCGGGAAATATTTCTCGTATGCCTTGAACTCTACTCCGCCAACGTCGCGCAACGTGTAGCATAACAAGATCCCTTTCTGGTTTCTGGTCAATGTCACTTCAAAGTTTAGAACCTCGCACCAATCATTTTTACGGTACATCTTGCCGGATAGGTTGTTATTAGGATCGCGTAACGACACATCGCAGCAACGGCAGATTCTAGCCGCCACATCGTTCTTTGCGCCGCAACCTTTTACGATCACTTTCTTTGTTCGTTCATCAATCTGATCCTCACACGTTTGGAACGTCCAAAAATACTCGCAGCGATTCCCGTTTAAGTCCTCATGCATACAACGACGCGCGTAAAAACTGTTTTCCGTTCCGCAAATTGGACACTGCTTTGTGTCTTTGTTCTGGTACTTTCTTAACTGGTATTGCGCTTGCTCAAGCATAGGGTTGAAATACAGCGCCCCCATTTCGAACATCGTTCCAGAAAAATCAAGAACAAGATGATCATCTTTGACCATACCTAACTCTTTCTTGTGGTACGTTTTCAACTGACGCATACCACGGCCTAAAAGCTGAACCAGAAGAGTGAGGCTTCCGATCTTACGCAGAATAACGGAAGTATCCCACGGCGGAACGTTTACGCCAGTTGTCAAAGCCTGAACCTGGAATATGTATTTAACCCGCCCTTCATAGGCATCTTCCAGCCATTCGCGGCGCTGTTTCTCACCAGTTTTCCCGGTAATGATATGATATTTCGTACCAGGCGGAAGCGCGGCGGCGGCTTCCTTGCAATGCCTTTCATCGGCGCAAGTCACCAGTGCGCAAATGCGCTTTTGCATAATGTCATGAACCATCGCCATGATTTTTTGCGTCATTGTGCCTGATTGGTGAATCTTGTCACTCATTGCCTTTAGTTGTTTTTGATCGTAGTCAGCAACGCCGAATTCGTTTAACGGCTTGAATTCGTCCAGGTCATATCCTAGATCGCCAACGTTACCGAAATGAGTTTTCACAACCGATCCGAACTTAACAAGGTAATCCGTGTTAATATCAGTCACCTGCTCACGCCAGAAACCCGGAATTTTTGGATCTTCAACAAGAATCGGATCAACTCCGCGAAACTCCGATCCGGTCATTCCAAAAATGCGCAACTCATGCCCATATGTTTCACGGCAACGGCGGCGCATTTCAAAGATGATTACCGTGTATTGGCTCCGTCCTGTACCATTTAAAGGCAAACCATCATTACCAATCAGGAATTCACATTCGCCGTTTGGATTTGTTATATCAAAGTTTGGGTTTGGTACATTTTCGCCTTTCGGCGTGATCATTTGCTCTATCGTTTCGCCGTTTTCCTCTGCTTCTACAATATCGTTCCAGTTTACCTGGTGACATTCGTCAATCCCTATTACGTGCGGCACGTAGTCACCTAACGCTTTATTCAGGCCATTGATAACCGTACCTTCTGAGCCGACCACGATCGGGAAGTATGCGCTTTTGGTATTCAGGCCAGCGCAATAAACGGAATTTGGCACACCAAGGGCGCTAATCTCCTTTGAATCCTGATCCACAATTTCAGATTGACGCGCAAGGGTTAACATCTTTAAACCCATCTTTCGACACTGAGCCGCAACCATAGCAAAGATAATGGTTTTACCAGCAGACACCGCCGCCTTTACAAAGAAAGGGTGTTCGTATTTGCTAAGGCGCTTTGCGATTTCCGCATAAGCAACACATTGATAAGGATAGGGAACAATTTCACCAACCGTAAATCGATCCTGAATCGCTTTAATGCGATCTTCCCCCAGGTTTGCAATCTGTTTTTCAATGCTAAGAGTCATTACTGAAATCCTTTACTAAAAGCTATTTGTTGCATATCATACAGCAATAAGATGATGTTTTTTAGCAAAAAGTGCTATAGGTGAAAAAATGAGCGAATTAAAGATTGCGGTATCAACCGGAAAAGTAGACAAGCGAACCATAAACGGCAATAACGGTACACGACGCGGAAAGGATAGGCAACGGCGCAAACCTCTATCTGGTTACTTTGTGCTGAAAGATGAAGTTAGAGCCGGGCTTCGTGCTCGCCTTGAGGAGGTGATTGCATATTATGGAGGACAGGCAAAGCTAGCCCGTGAAATTGGCGTTACAACAAAGGTTGTTACTGGTTGGGTTGCTCGTGGCATGATTTCCATTAAAGGCGCTGAACTGATCCAGAACGATTACAGGCGTAAAGGGTTTAGTGGTTTCCGCGCTAGCTACTGCCGCCCGGATATCAAATTCAATACTAACGGTAAGCGCCTGGAAAACCGTTGCAGCAATAGAAAGATGATGCGCATGGTTACTCGTGCGGAGGCAGAAAGCCGTGGTTATCTCCATCCGTATAATGAATTACGTGCAATGTCACCGGAAGATCGGGAAAAGGAAAAGGCGCGGCGCAAAGCAGAACGGGATCGCAAACGTGCGGAAGCGAAAGCGAAAAAGGCGGTTGTTGTGCTGGATAGCACAGATTGCTAAAAGTCACAGCCTGGAATGGTTTAACATCATCCCAGGCTTTTTTATTGGAGTGATAACGATGCATTACCAGAAAGAGGAAGTGATCCCACGTATGCGAGGGATGTGGCAAGCGGCATTGATGAAACTTTGCGATCTGCCTCACTCTACTTTCAACGGCAAACATCAACCTTGCCCGTATTGCGGCGGTAAAGATCGCTTTCGTTGGACTGATAAAATCAGAGAGAAAGGCGACGGCGGCAACGTGTGCAACCAATGCGGCAACGATTCCGGGATCGGGTTGTTCATGCGTATTCGTGGCGAAAATTACAGTGAAGCAATCGACACGCTAGGCGAATGGTTAAACCTCGTTCCTGTTGAGGTGGTCAACAAAGCGAACAAAGCCGCGAAACGTGATTCTGGTTACAAGTTCGGCGCACAGGCTCCACATGAAAAATGTGTTGAGTTGATGAATAGAACTCAAGCGGTTGGTGCAACGCCTCTAAGCATGTTTGAGGGATTTTATCTTCCAGATGATGAAATGTACCAGGTAGGCGTAAAACATAACGAGAACGGGGCACAAGAAGTATTTCACGCCATCCCTTGCCATATGGTTCATAGTGATGAACTGGATGATGAAATGTGCAATGTGTTGCTGGTTGATGAATTTGGTAAGTCGAGGTTTTACGCAAGGGATTACACGCGCGGCTCTGTTGCGGTGACGGGTAAAACCGACAAGACGATTTACCTTTGCGTTGATTGGGTGGATGCTCAACACATCTATTTAGCAACCGGGCAAGAAGTTTGGGCGTGTTTCCATCCGTCTAACATTGAGATTGTCGCCTATCGTTACAAAGGAAACCGTAAGATGCGCGTTGTGTGCAAGCCAGATGAAACGCACACATTGATTGCAGCGGAAGAAAGAGAACTTGATGTAATGATACCAATCAGAGGAAGTTACAAGAACGGAATCGAAAGAAGGCTTTACAGGGCCAGCGACTTGTTATAATATTCTTCTCGGCTAATTATTGTTGTGTTGGTTGTTATAATTGTATGTTGTTATTGATTATCGTTGTCATAACGAAACCCGCCCCATAAAGGCGGGTTTTTTATTGCCTGTTGCAAATGGCTATAGCATAATAACGACGTTGTTTATTAACAAAAAATGCTAAGGGGTTAATCATGGCTTTATATAGAACCGGAACCGCCTCACTTGATGCGGCTGGAACAATTACTGGCGTCGGCACAAAATGGCGCGATCCGTTAACACTAATTCGAACTGGTGCAACAATCATCTTTTTGGATGATGGGATCAAACTGGCGGTAATCAGTGACATTATCAGTGATACAGAAATGCGAGCCATTACAACGGACGGCGCAACCGCAACGGATAGCAAATATGTGATCCTTCTTAATGACTCATTAACGGTTGATGGTATGGCGCAGGATGTAGCCGAAACACTCCGCTATTACCAAAGCCAGGAAACTGTAATTGCGGAAGCGATTGAATTCTTTGAAAAGTTCGATCTGAAAACGCTGCAAGAACTTGTAAAGCAGGTTACTGACGCAATCCCTATCGTTGAGCAATCAAAGCAGGAAGCCGCGCAATCAGCACAATCGGCTTTGACCTCTCGCAATGAAGCGGAACAACTGAAAACCGAAACAGGCCAGATTAAAGCGGAGACGGAACAACTCAAAAACGAGACGCAGACTATCAAAACCGAAACTGATCAGATCAAGACTGATACGCAAGCAATCAAGGATAGCGCGTTAACCGAAATAACAGCCGTGAAGAATAGCGCCGTTACAGACGTTGCCGCCGTTAAGGATTCAGCCGTTGCCGATATCGGAACCGCAAAAGATGCGGCTATTTCTGACGTTTCGGCAACTAAAGATTCAGTAATTCAGGAGGTTGTTTCTGAAAAGGATCTTGCAACTCAGGCCGTTAACGCCGCGAAAGATTCCGCAATCCAGGAAGTGAGCGCAGAAAAAGACACCGCGATCGCATTAATGGAAGGTGTGAAGAAAGAAACATTTGATGCTCGTGATGCTGCTAAAGCTGCACAGGCTGGATCGGAACTTGCCGAAGCTGGCGCTAACAATGCACATGCGGCGGCGGAAGTTGCAAAGGCTGGATCGGAAGCGGCAAGGGATGAAGCGGAAGAATTAGCAAAACAGCTAAACCCTGAAAACCTGTTGCGCAAGGATAATAATTTATCAGACATTCAAGATAAAAAAATTGCGCGTCAGAATCTAGAAGTGGATCATTTTGTACAAGATGAATCATCGACATCTTTAAAGGCTGGTGATTATCGCATTGCCGTAAACATTAGCGGTGATTGGGGGGCGCTGGATAAAGATGATCAATGGAAAGCACTTGCTATTTCCCAGGGCGGAACTGGTTCAAATAGTGTTGACGGCGCAAGGGCTAATCTTCTTATTGATAGGGTGAAACAACATAGCGCAGATGAAACGTTTTTGTTTGCGGGTGATAGTGATGAGTCAAGGCTTACAATAAACAAAAGCGGCCTGTGGGGTATGTTTGAACAATCTAGTTCCTCATGGATTGCCCTTGATGTTGCTCAGGGTGGCACAGGTGCGCTAAATGCCGATGATGCAAGAAGAAACCTTGATGTTTATTCAAAAGGAGATCTATACACGAAAGAAGAAGTTGACGCATTAATTAAAGCTAGCGGCGGCGGCGGCGGCGGATGGGTTGGAAAGGTTGAATGGCATCATGCGGCTGGTATTCCTGTTCCTGGTTACATTCAAGGCTCAGGGCAGATTCTGAACCGATCAGATGTTCCAGATCTCGTTAGAGCAATGGAGGCGGGTTTAGTATTCGTCACAGATGAAAACACATGGTTAAATGATCCTAGAATTAGAGGGCATTATACTTGGGGTGATGGTGTTAATACGATCCGTGTTCCTGATTACAACGGTGTTCAAAATGGATCGCGTCAAGCTCCATTCCTTCGCGGTTTTCTGCCTGGTAATGACGGTTTGATTAATGATTCATACGTACCAAACCTTTACACGGTTATTCGCCAGCGTGTAGGTGTCTTAAGCGGAACAACAAACCAGATCCCATCTGCTTTAATGGATGCAAACACGCCGCTTGTTAGTGTTGTGTATAATGGTGCAGAAAACAGGGGGGCAATTGGTATCTCAACAGCCGCATCATATTCAAGGGGGCATGATGTTATTTTTAACGCCTCAGCATATAATAGAGTTTATCGTGATGGTGTTAACGATGCCGCGCCAAACGCAATTAACGGTGTATGGTTGATTAAGGCAACCGGGCGACTAACAACCGAATTAGAAGCGGAACCTTCACCAGTTTCGAATTCTGCTGAGTTGGAAAGCCTACGAAATGAAGTTGCAGAACTCAAAGCGGCTTTTTCTGCCATGAACGACAAATAATAAAGGAGCCGAAAGGCTCCTTTATTTTTAGAATGGGATATCATCATCAAAATCCATCGGCGGCTGATTATTTGATTGCTGCCGTGGTGCTTGTTGCTGGCGTGGTGCTTGTTGCTGGCGTGGTGCCTGGTTTTGCTGTGGTGCTTGCCCTGCTCCGCGCTGGCTGAAAATCAGTTTCGGGAAGTCTCCAGCCTGTAATGTGTTGTAAATTTTCCCTTCATACTCGCGAGACTCAATGCGCAAAGTTTCACAGGAAACAGAAACAACCTTGCCAACTTGAAACGCTTCCGCATACCAGCCATTTAAACCATCGCTTTTAGCGTTGAAAAAGAAGGTGTAGTTTGTGTATTGCGCGTTACCTTCTCGATCTTTATAGCGCTCTGAAAGCTCAACAACGTAAAGCGTACCGTTTGCCGTCTGTTTTACTCGTGGCTCTTTGCGAACTTCGCCAGTGATAACATGCATTGTATTTTATCCTCTTATTGGGGCGTTGCCGCCCCGTCAATTATTCAAAACTAGTGATTGATTGAGATTCTACAGTTTCCTGTTTCGGATGGTCAACCTCTTTTACCGCCACGTTTGAGGCTGGTGCTGCCGGGTTAAAACCGCGAGCCTTTCCGATCTCTAATTCCGCCTTTTTCGCGTCGTAATGCTCTTTGATTACAACACGGCTTGCGGCATCACTTGCTTTGTAAGCTGACTTAAACACTTCTTGCAAGTCTGTTACATTGTCGCATTTATCTAAATCACGCTTCCAATCTTGCGCAGATTTAACGGCAATTTGCGCGTCGTCGTCTGCCTGGCTTAAACCAAACGCCGCCGCCAATGCATAACGTCTCCCGTAAGTGAAAGCCGAACCAACGCCCTGAGGGTCGTTTTTAACAATTGGAATATCAAAATAAAATTTCGCCCACTGACCGGAAACATGCATCAAGGTTGTTTCAACGCGCATCGTATTCTCGATCCGATCCGCATCCTGCATGATCATTAAGCTGTTATCTGTTAGCGCTGGCGCTATTGCGTCAAGTACGCTATCAAGCGTTGCATATTTGTTTTTCAGGTGGCTGTTTTGACGATCCTTTTTGACCTTCACAAACTGACTACGCGCCTTGTGAAGTGCTGGCAAAATTTCATCAAACTTTTCTGATAACTTCATTGTTCTTGCTCCGTGTTGGTTGTTGGCGACTCGCGCCGCCCGTTCATCAAAATTAGTGCTGCTCTTCTTCTTCGTTGTGGTAGTCGATCAGGTTTTGCAACATGATTTCGGTTGTCTGGTGTAGCATTGTTCGAACACTTTCATCATTGGTGCGCTTAGTGATAACCATAACCACTTCATCAAAAGCTCGCGCAACATCGCGGCAATATTTCATTGCGTCCTCGCTCTCTGATGGGTCGAACGGTCGCAGGAATTCACGCTGAATGAGTGACAGGTTTGAAAGCACCATGCCTACATGCTCGCGGATTTCTTCTTTGGTGATTGCTGTTACATTGATTTCGTTAGTCATTTTGATTTCCTCTTTCGTTGTTTGTTGAGCCAATTATACATGAAACAATTGGCTCTTTTTAGCTTTTTGTGCTGTTCTTACAAAAATCCTTTGTATTGCTTACGCACCCAATCAGGAGTATCTAGATCAATCTCAGGCTCTCCGTTTGCGTATGAAGGCCAAATGTCATGCGCCTGGCAAACTGCAAACTGATTGATTACGCTCATATACTGCAACCGTCCGATCTTCAACTGCTCCGGCGTTAATCGGAAAGCGATCGGTAAAAACGGCTCTTTCTTTTCTTGAGCTAGCAGTCTAACGATAATCGGTCGCGTTTCATCCGGGTAAGCCTTTTTGAATAAATCGTGCTGCAACGCCATTTTCAGATAGTAACCATGATTGAAAGCCAGCCGCGCGAATTCTGCCGGGTTAGCGCTCATGGTTGTTTTATAATCGGTAATAACAACCGCTTCGTCACAATCCCATTGCTCATAGATTGGCTTTCCGTTGTCGTCTTTTCCGATTTCCTTTGTAATCTTGACGTTGTGCGCTACGTCAACATGGTCTAAACGAACCTTAACTTTCACGCCGTTGATTGTGCCGAAAATTGAAAGCTCACGCTGTGCCGTTGGCGAATTCATACATGCATTGTGTTCCGGTATCGCTTCCAGTACACGGCGCATATTAACGCAAGCGTCGTAATCTTTCGCCGTGACAAGCTCAACACCTGCCGATCGTGCTTCACATTCTGCGATCAGGTCAATCAACCAAAGCACGTTTAAATCTTCACCGCAATCAACCATCATCTTGATAAGGTCTGGATATTGCTTGCCGCTTGTACCAGTCAGGCCAAAAGATTTTAACTTCGCTGCTAATGCTGATTGCGACGTGATCAGATCCTTGAACTCTTCCGGTGCTGGTGCTCTGCGATATTCTTTTTCGAACAATTCCTTACTCTGGAAGTTTGTATGTGATTGCGTACCGAAAACTAACGCTTTGCTTTCTGTGCGCTGCTTAAACTTCCATGCTGCCGGACAACCTTGGAAGATATCAGCCAGGCTTGAGCCGCTTACGTAATCCGCCGCCCATCCTTTCGGATCGTGATATTCGTCGTTAGTCAGTTGGTCAAAAGTGAAAACTTTAAAATCGCTCATTTGTGGCTCCTTACGTTGGTGTGACTTCATTGTAGCTATTCGTTGCGTGGTGTCAATACCTATCTAGTGTTTATTTTGTTTACGAAACATGAAACCTTGCTTGTAAACAAAAATCATCATTCAAGCCTTGCTATTGCTGGCTGTTTCTTTTTGTTTTGCGTGTTTACTGATTTGCGCCTCACCCAATACATATAATCACCAACTATACCAAATAACCATAACCATCAATCAAACAACTATACCCTAACAAATAGATAGAAACAAAAGAAACAATATAGATACATATAATAATAATAAACTCTAAGTTTCTGTATTATAAGGGGTTACATTTGTTTATTTTGTTTTTAAGCGTTTCGTTTTTCTGCGGAATATCCACTCGTAAACATCTGGGAACAAAATAAACAAATTATCTAGTTGCCAGTTGTTGCATTTCTCTTTTTCTTATCGTATAGTCTCTTACGTCAACTACACAAACCAATGAGGAAACAAACTATGAACATGAAATTTATCTTCGCCCTGGTAATTGCTGCCGTTGCTGCTCTTATGATCTCCTTCGGCGCTTTCGCTGCTAACACTTCCAGCGACGGCACGAAAGGACACGGCGGAACGGGTGTAAGCAACATTGAAAACCAGACCGTGATTTTTGAGGGAACCGATTTAGGAAAATACCGCGCTGAGTGGTCAAAAGGCAGAACCATTGACCCTTGTGACTCTATCCAGAACTGGAACCCGGCATTCTCGCGTGGCACTACGCCGCCAAAATGCGATAAATAACCCAAAAGAAAAAGGAGCCGAAAGGCTCCTTTTTTATTATCACAAGATTAGCGTTCTACCTGCTCGGCTTGCTGCAAACTTCGATCCTTTTGTGTGATAAGGCCATTCTGTTTGATATTTACCGAGAGATAAAACCCCCATTCGCATATAAACAACTGTATCGCGATTTGTCTTTGGAATAACAATTCCATTAAACCTCATCAGCGGAAGGGATCCGCCATCAACACTTGACTCTAAAACGCGCTTAGTAAAAGACCCATCAGACGCAACTAGATCAACAACAACGTGAACGTAGCTTGTCGTTTGACTAGATAAGTACATATCGCTATCAACCACGCGATCAAAGTTCTCACCCGCAATCGTGTAAAGGTTTCGGTAGTTCCATGAACTTTGGTTACATGGGATCGTGTCTGTGATGAGTCTCGGATTCATCTGTACGGCGTAAATATCACCCTCAATCCTTTCAGCGTAAACCGTACCTTTAAACCAACCATCAGTACCGTAAATAGTCCCTCGCACCGTCATATTGTTAAATTCTGCGTCACCAGCTTTATCAATATTCCATCCGATTTGCCCAGGGATATAGTTGTTAGATCGGATATACTGACCGATTTTAGCGTTATCAATAGACCCATCTTTCACAACAAGGCTATCAATGAATACCTGGTTGTTTTCGACAACAAAAGGTAACGTCCACTGACCGGAACCCGAACCGATACCATTAGAGATCGCGAAACGTTGCGCATCAAAAATGATCATGGAACGAACCGCATCACCAGCGCCTACAAGCTCCATTGACATACCAGCGCTATATTCTTTGCCGTTGTAGGTTAGGCCAAGTTTCACGCCGTATTGTGCGCCTGTGCTTTCCGCATTACTCCATGAGTCCAGCTTCTGGTTTAACGCTGATTTCTGCCCCTCTAGTTCCGCGCTTAATGCTTTATATTCGCTTGCACGTACTTCCGCCTCTGTCGCTACTGCGTTGCTCACAGTCGTGATTTGAGCCTTAATATCATCATCAATTTCAGCTTTAATTTGGTTGATTGATTCCGTTCGCGCTTCCGCTTCGTTAGCGACTAACTCAACCATTTCTGTATACTGCGCCCCAATCTTTTCATCGAATTCAACTGAAAGCTGTTGCATTGCAGTAATACGCGCTTCCGTTTCGTTGGCGATCATCTGTAATGATTGCTTAACTTCCGCTTTGCGCTTGCCGTTCTCGACTCGCATCACTCTAACGCTCTTATCGTTTGCAAGTGCGTTTTCAATGGCAGATTCAGCGGCGGAATTGATTTTATCATTCGCTTGCTGTGCATTCTCTTTCAGGTACTTGTAACCCTCTGAGCCTTCAATATCTACCTTGATGTGATCCGTAATCGTGCTTGTGTCAGTTGATGACATACCACGCACAAAATTAGTCCAGGCCGAAACGTTCCCGATACGGTCAACGCTGCGCACTCGATACCAGTTGATAAAACCTGCTGGTAAGATGCTGTGCCAATATTCATGCTGTGGATAAGGAACCAGAGTTAACAAACTTGCCTGATCCTCTAGTGGCTTTCCTGTTCCGTCTGGTGCTTGCTGCAACTCAATATATGCAGTATCGCCGGAACCGTCAGGCATGCCCCACTTAACACGGATGCCGAAAACTTCATTGTCAGTTGCTGTTAGGTTGATTGGTGCATTTGGCTCGCCAATTTTACCAGTCAGTGCGACGCTCACAATGTCAGACCATGCTGAGTTTGATCCAGCCGATGAAACAGACCTTACGCGAACGTGGTAATTGCCTGCATAAATACCTTCAACATCCATTTCAGTGCTTGCCGTCTGCGGCGTGTTGTTCCAGTTGCCGTTATCCTTGCGCCACTGCATTTCGTAAAGGCTCGCGTACTCTACCTTATCCCAGGTAACAAGCATTGTTTCAACGCTCATGCCCTGAACAACTCGCGAGTAAGACGAAACTTTTACGTTTTCAGGTGCAAGCAAAACATCAGGAGGTACAACGCTTGTTGGCCTGTCGTCGATGTTTACGCCGTAGTCGATTTCATCATACTTGTTCGGATCGTACTCAACCGCCGTGATTGAATAAGTAAACTCTTCATCGTTATCACCGCGAGAAATACCCGTAACAACGTATTGCTGCAAAGCTACGTCAGTGCGATCAATTGCAAACACGGTATCAGGCTGAACGCTAAAGCCAAAGCCAATGTTAAGCTCAATAACTTTTCCGTCGCTACTTACGTTTGCGATAGTGCGTTTTACTGGCTTCCCGTCCGGCTTGTTGATCATGATGAAATCACCAGGACGCGCGTCAACCTTAAACTGTGTGAACACCTGCGCACCTTGAACCTCTGCGACACGACCGGAAAGATTCAGTGTAAGAGCACTTGAATAGAAGTTATCGGCAATAGCGATAACGTCACCAATCATCGGGATCATGCCCTCAAGCCCGGTTGCAAAGTTTACAGTTGTGCTGCGCAAGTTGGTTTTAAGAATCCAGCGCCCACGGCGGTTTGCCTCACTGCGTCGCGTACATCCGATCGCTGTAATGCTCGTTGGATTGTAACCAAAGCGTAAAGCCGCCTCCGTGTCAAACACCCCTTCAACGTCCTGCTCGTACATGTTTTGTGCATCGTCGAAAGTAACGTTGCATTGCGTGTACATGCTTTTCTCGCTGGCAAACGTGTAATCAAAGTTACCGTTTACAACGTTGTCATTCGTGAAGATGTAAGCCGGATCGCGTGGCCTATCAACGATGATTGAAAGGCTCTCGCCATTCCAAAAGCTCATGCCTCGGAAGATTGAGCAAATATCGCGGATAAGCTGATACGCTTCAATCTGGCTTTGAATCACAACATCACACAGATAGCGCGGCTCTGTTCCGCCTTTTCCGTCTGGAACCATCTGATCGCAATATTGCGCGGCTTCGTAAATGCTCCACTTATCCAGTGCAATTCCTAACTCACGCTGATCTAATCCGTAACGCTGGTTAACGATTAGGTCATACAGAACGAAAGCCGGGTTATTAGTCCAGGCCTTTTTCCAGATTCCATCCCAGGTGCCGGAATACGTGCGGCTTTCTGGATCGTAGTTTGTCGGAACGTTTACGATCTTCCATTTCTTTTTAATCGCGATGTTTGGGATCTGGTTAGGGAATAATTCAGAATTGAATTCCACATAAACAAGACCAGTTAACGGATATCTAAATTTAGCGTCTACCACTTCCGCATAGCTATGAAGCTGAATTTTATCAACCACGTTTAGCGTTGTGCTATCCGGCGTAATACGACTTACACGCAATAAAACGCGCTCGTTAAACGCTGGTAAATCAATTCGTCTTGCGCGGTCATATCCGTTAGTTGTTTTACCGTCGATTGTGTCAGTTAATACACGCTCATATGCTGCTCCATCAACCGCCATATCAACCGCCCACTGTACGCGCACACCTACTTTATCGCCGTCATTTTCCTGGGTTACGCCTGTTGGCATCATAATCTTAACGCGAATTGCGGAAAGGTTATTATTTGTAACGGAAATAACGTAAGGTGTATCTTTCGTGATATCGCGAGCTAGCGTAATTTCGCTTGAGGTATCAGTGAATCCCTTAATATATTCTTGATCCTGTGTGCCTGGTCGAAATTCAGCGGTAACGCCGTTATAGTTTCGCGATCCGTCTGCGTTTTCTACTGGAACGTTATCAAGATACAAATTCTTTAAGGAGAATTCTGGATCGCATTCTCCATCTGATACAGCCAGAAGAATTTTAATCTTGTCAACGGAAATAAGGTTATCTGGCATTTCATACGGGTTTTTAGGTTTAGAACCGCCGCCCTTACTGCCGCTTACCACATATTCATTCATGAGTTTTAACCTTTTGTGCTGTTTGTCGTGTTGCCATTATACGGACGTAAAAAAACCCGCGCAAGGCGGGTTTGAGATTAAACTTTATCTTCTGGATATGCGCCAGCGGAGAATATCGCACCGCCTACAGTGCGTAGGCCATACGGTAGCGGGATCGGATTACCTGCCGCCGTTGTGTTCACAGCGCCGCCGAATGCATAGCTAGGCGTGTTCTCTGCACTCTGCGGAGCCATTCGAGAGCCTCCAACCTGCGGGGAAATCATCTGCATTACTCCTCCAAGTACCATTGCACCGCCCATCATGAACGCAGACGACGCAAAAGCACCCATTGCAGCCAATGACGCACCACCAGTAAAGAACGCCGTAGCCATGATTACAGCGCCAAACACAACGTTAAATAAACCGCCAGATTTCGAACCAGACGGAACCGGGATGATTCGAATTTCTTTAGCCATTTGCCAGGTCTTTTCGTTGTTGTGGTTTACCTCTTTTCCGTCAACGATAACCGCAAATTTCATTCGTGATCCGATCTCACTCTGCATGAAGTCTTTGAACCCTTCAACCTGTGAGGATAGCGCCCGGATTGCCTCCGGGTAGCTGTCAACCGCGAACCGATGGAAAACACCAAAGCGACGACCCAGGGAGCCGGATAACTTGATTTGTTTGATTGTCTCGCTCATTTTAGATCCTTATGCCTGCAAATCATTTTAGTGTGTTCTTGATACCAGCCGGAATATATATCCTCTCGCGACAACTTACCAAATGCGTGATGTAGGATCTTGTTGTCACCTAAATAGATTCCTGCGTGATTCCAAACTGGGGATTGTAATTGCATGATTATCATATCTCCAGGTTGTGGCTCCTGATTGGTTTCAACAAAACCCTCTTTGATGTAATTATCCTGATACAGATTTTCTCCGTGTTCCGGCTTCCACCATTCGTAAGGCTTGCGGAAATCGTTAAGGAAAATCCCTTGCTCTTTGTGCCAGGCCATAATAAGCCCCCAACAATCAAAAGAGCCTAACGACCATGGGCGACCAATCAGCGGCCTAGCTTGAGGCTCGATAATTCTCATATCTCCCTCCGGCCAGGAAACAATAACCCAAGAAACAGCCATTTCGTCACAAACGCATAAATCATGAACGCTCGGAATAGTGCTTGCCCCGTCTCCGCAATGACTATGAACTATTGCGATCGTTTCCCAATTCGGATTATCTTCAATTTCAGCGTACTGCACCGCATCCATCAAGAAATGATTTTCTGGATCGTCATGCACATTATCAACTCTGTGATATTTCTGGACACGTGATTTTTGAGTAACAACCCCGCAAGCCTCGCGTGGATATTCTTCTTGAACGTGCTGCATGATTTCAAGTTTGATTTTTGGTGAAAGCATATTAACCCCTTATTGGTTTTTTCGTAGCAGTGAAGCAACCGCCGCGCCGCCAAAATCTAATTCTTGATCAGCACCGAAACGCAATTTACAGGCGTTAACAGTTCCGGCGCAAAAGTCCAAAGATGGATCTGTTACAGGCTTATTGTCTTTATCAAACATAGCCGAGCCATTATACCCGCAACCTTTGCCTGTGCGATACCAACCGCGCATAGCCCAATAACAAACGCTTTGAGTAATTCGCGATGGGATCATAATTCCATCCATATCATAAGGCGATGTTAAATCAAATCTTACAGCGGTTTGGTTTACATAGTTCGGGCGCTCAATATAATAAATCAGCTTGCGATAAGCACCATCCTGAATAACTCCATCATCACCCAATAGATCGGCTGGTGCAATCCAGAAAGTTACTTTTGCTTGCATCATTCCGTTATATTCTCGCACCAAAGCAGAAACACGGCTATCAAGGTTTGAGATCGTTAATTGCGGCTTATCTGCTTTGCCGTTACTGGTAAAGTTAATTCCAGAAACACCAAACGGACGCGCCCCGAATGTTTCACCCTGAAAGATAATATCTTTCGGCGGTAGCTCTCCGGTTTCACGTGCGATCATTAATTCCTCCGGCGTATATGAAATGTTTTCCGCATGGAAACAATATTTACGCGCGCCGAATTTTGAACCATCAATTTCAACCAGCGTTACAATCTCGCCAGGGTAAAGGCTTTGTAAGCAGTTACCAAACTTTTCTGTTACTTTTACGGTCATAGAAACCCCCTTTGTTTCGCTTATTATCGCACAATAAAAAAGCCGCGCAAGGCGGCTTTGTGATTAAGTCATAGATGTGAATTGTTCCTCAAACGTGCATCTAATTTCCTGCACATCTGGCGAAATTGGCGACGCTGCAACCGTCCCACTTTTTACCCGGTACAATCCTAAAACCCCATCTGGAGCAACCCACAAAAACGGCTTGAGGCGGTGGCTATTCATAAAACTGAAAACATCCTTGTAATCAGTTCCAGCATACACTACTGAATAGACACGGCGCACCGTGTTAAATCCAGAAGATGCAACCTGTTTATAACCGTTACCGAAAACAACCTCCCTGTCGTTGTTCTCGGTGGTTAACGCCCCGCCGCTATTTTGAATTTGTGTACACCACTTAAATTCATCAAGCGCCATTATTACCCCCTTTTAGCCATTACAAACTCGTAAATTTCGCCGCCTTGTGTGCAAGCGCGTTTCATCATTTCCGTTACAATCATTCTAACGCCAGTTTCCATTCCTTTCGGATCGTTGCCGTTATTGATATCAACGTTGATATCACCGAATGACACGGAAGAACCGCCGCTAATTGTACCACTACCGCCAACCGATGTACCAACTTGACCGCCGTTAGCGTAGCCGCGCATGAGTCGGTAAAGGTTTTTAGTTCCGATCCGTTGAGTCGCTTCTTTGGTGAAAACGAACTCACCGCCGTGAACAATGCCTTTTGGCTCGTACTTGCCGCCGTCGCCAGTGTAGCCGCCAGTTGCAAAGCCGCTTAACAAGCTACCCATTGTGATTGCTTTGCCACCTCCAAAGAAGCCGGAAAGTGAGTTAAAAATGACCATCTGCATAATCATCTTCACAATCATCTTAATGATGCTGCTAGCGAAATCTGTAAAGCTAGCTTTCCCGGTTGTCAGGAATTCAGTCATTTGATCGGTCAAACCGCTAAGTGCCGCCCCAGCAATATCTCCAACTCCTGCATAAACGTTTTTCGCGTCCTCTTCGTATTCTGCCCAGGCTTTTTTTGCACCTGCTAACCAGTTACCGCGCAAGTTTTCCTCTTCTGCGTAGCGCTCACGAACTTTCTTAATCTGATCTTCCAAAAGCTGATCATCAAGGTCGCCGCCCTGCGCTTCCCAAGCCGCCCGGATTTGTGCAATTTCTTGCTCAAACGCAACCACGCGATCTGATTTTCCTTGCTGCTGCTGTTTAATCGCCTCGATTGCCGCCGCTTGCTCTTGAATAAACTTAATGCTGTTTTGCTCCAGCTTGTTTTTGCGCTCCTGCAATGCAATCTGATCGCCTAATTCAGCTTTCTGTTTAGCCATTTCCAGAACAGCTTTCTGCTCGTTAAGCAAGTTTTGCTCACCTGCTGTTAACTTGCGTTTGGTCTGCGCCTCTTCCAGAATCTGGATCTGTTTCTCGATGCTCCATAGCGCCTTTCGTTGCTGTGAGATTACATCGTTAACAGTGCGATGCTCTTTTAATGTGGCTAGTTGAGCCTGTAATACGTAAATCTCTTTATCTAGCTGTTCGGTTGCGCCTCGCGTTGTCGATCCTGCTGCCCCTTTCGGTTGGTTGCGTTTCGCTTCTAGTTTTTTGATTTCCTCGATTTCCCGGCGTTTCGCTTCGATAGCGGAGGCAACTTGCTTTTTGCGTTCTTCCGTTCCGCTATTCGCGATCGTCTTTTGCAATTCCAGAAGGTTGTTTAAATCCTTCTGCGCCGATGCAACCCTATTCGTTGCATAGTATTGCTTTTCGATCTCTGCTTCTGCTTCGGCAACCGCCTTGTTTTGCTCCTTGATTGCCCCGGCAATATCGCCGTTTAACATCTTCGCTCGCTCAAGAATATTGATCTGATTAAGCTGATCTTTCTTTAGCTGCAAATCAGTGAACGCGCCGGAAGTTACCGCAAGAGCGCCAAGAGCAAACGCTTTAGTTTTTGCCTTTGCAACATCAAGCCATGTTTCCTTTAGCTTTATAGCCGTTTCCTGGTGTTCCAAAATCCTTGCGTTTACGGCTGTAAAGTTGGTTGAATTCTTGTACTTTTCAACCTCCGCCCTAGCCTGGTCATATGTCATGCCGATATCAATCAGCTTAACGATCGCTTCCTGTGCGCTATCCTTCGTTGTGATATAGGCTTTCGCAATTACATCAGCGTTCTGATTGGATGCCTCCGCAAGTTTTTGAATGCCTACCGCTACACGATCGGCAAAGTCACCAGTCAGGCCTGTGGTATCTTTGATCGTGTCTCTGATTTTCACGAATTCAGCGTTAGCGCTGTAAACGCTATAAACCAGCGCACCAAAGCCAGCCGCCGCAATGCCAAGAGAAACGTTTAACGGATTAAGGTATGACAAAATAACACTGAACGTGTTCCCGATTCCGCCGAATGAATCCTTGATTTGCCCACCCTGCTGGATCGCAACCATCCATACAGGCATACCTGAAGCAAGCGACGTTACAACGTCAGTAATCTGCATTGGCAACATCTTCATAGCCTGGCTATATTGCCCCGCCGTGATGCCTGTTAGCTTCATCTGCTTTTCTTGCTGTCGCAAACGCTCAACAAATGGCGCGGCCTCTGCGCTTACGCCTAATTGTGCGGCTTTCATCTCCAGCAATTCAGCGCGGGTTTTACCTGCGGCTGCAGCTTGCTCCTGCAATGCTGCAATGAACTTTTTCCCTTCTGCCACTGCTCGCGCTTTGTTTTTTGATTCCTCCAGCGCGGCGCGGCCTTCTTCCGTTAACGCCTTTTTGGTTAGCAACAATTTATTTTGCTGCGTTTCAAGCATTGAGCCTAATTCAAAAAATGAATCATCCGGCACAATCCCTTTTTTCCAAAGCGTGTCTAATTGGCTAGCCGCTTTACGCAAGCGATCCATTTTATCAGCCGTTGGATCAATAACGCTTTGAATGTTTCGAAATTCTTTATTTTGCTTTGCAAGCTGATCAGCTAGCTCTTTAGCTCGCTGCTTTGCCACCTGCTCAGTATCAACAAAGTCCTCAACGCTTTTCTTTGCTCCGTCATTCGCCTGTTTAAAGTCCTGCAATGACTTAACGGCCTTGTTTAACTGCTCGACGTTAACGCCAAGTGTTAAACCTGCAAACTGTTCTGCCATAATATAAGCCTCCGATAAAATAAAAGCGCCAGTAGGCGCTTATTTTTTCATGTGCATCATTTCTAGTGCTTTCGCTTCCATGATACGCAAATCATTTAATGCCATTTCTTCATCTTCTATTTTATAGATTCTGAACAACATCGGCAAAACATTATAATCAAAACCGTAAGCACCAGTTCCGGCAGACCTCCATTGTGTTTGCATGGCGCAAAATACATCCCAAGATTGCATCATGCATTCATCAAAAATTACTTCCGGTGGTTCCTCTCCTTCGTAATCCTCACGGCTCAGGCCAACGGCTTCTAATTCTGCGTCTGTGGGCGGCTTCTGGTAAAACAGATAAACCGCCCGTTTTAGTTTTTTACGCGTTGACCTGCTAACGCTGATAAATAATGACCAGTCAGAGCAAGCGCCGCCGCCGGATAAAACTCAACTAACTGCTTAACGTTTTCATCGTTAAATTCTTCTTCCAGATCCCAACCAGTAGCAAGTTGCGTAATCATTTCAACATCGGAAATAGGATTTTCAGAAGCATATAGATCTTGAATCTCGCTAGCCTTGCGATGCTTAACGGTAAACACGATCTTACCTTCATCGCCGTTCGGCATGGTGAACTTAACAGGGAGTTTAAAATTAGGCAGTGCGCCCAGGGTAACTTTCATCTTTGCCATGTTGTTTTTCTCCGATAGCACTTTTTGTTAAAACGCGGTGCGTTTTGCTTGATAGCATTATTCTATAGTAATAAAAAAAGGGGCGCAATGCCCCTTGTGATTACTCGCTTGCTGCCAGCGACACAAAGCGACCTTTGAGCGATACGGAAAGAGAAACGGTTTCCATTTCGTTTACGGTGGTCTGCGGAATGTCATTGAAAGAAAGAACGCCGGAATAAGAGCGCATTTCTTTAGCTTTCGGTACGAACATGCGCAAGGCAGTAACGTCGCCGGACTCTTCCGCGCTACGCAGTAGCGGGTAAATCGGGTTATCGTACTCGTGCGCAAAGGTGTACGTCAGGGAGATAGCGCTTTTATAGGTCGGTAACTGCTGTTCCTGGTCGTCGCTCAGACACTGATAAGTGTAATATTGCTGTTCTCCGCCGTCCTGCGCCAGATCCTGAACGCATGGGATCTCAGTCCAGGCGGTAATCTTCGCGATGGAAGCGGTAGCGCCAGCCGGGAAAACGTTAGTGTTTGTGGTGTTGATACCTTCAAGCGTAACACTTGAGTTATTTTCAACCTCCTTAACACGCATAACCAGGTTTAACAGCTTGCCCCAACTGGAAGCGGTAACGATCACATAATCGTTAACTTTCAGGTCGTCAGTATTTGACATGGTTAGCTTTGGGTTTGCCTCGTTAGAAATTGCAGTTGCTTCCAGTGCGTCGCCGCGCGACTTCTCCACAAAAATTTGTGAACCGTTAGGCAGATGCATAATTTATACCTCTCTTTTTTCATCAAATCGAACATAGAAACGAACCGGATAAAACCAGCCAGTTTCTGATTTTTGCACAGGGTGAATTTTTGCCCCTTCATAAATATAACCAGACGATATCATTTTACCATCATCAAAGAAATCAGCAATATCTTTCGCGGTCTTACGCGCTTCATCAATGCCAGAACCTGGAGGGAATATAACAGCGATCTGAACCATTCCGATATAGCTGCGACACTTCCGATCTAGTGAAAGGAAAATAGTGTCACTTTCTTTATAGTCGTATTTCAACCACGTGCCGCCGTTTTTAGGCGGAACGAAATCAACGTTTTCATATTGGATCTTATGGTCGCGCTCAAAGTTAACAGCCAGTAAGCGCCGAACGGCAAACGATAATTCATAATGCATTTTTCTTTCTCGCCTCCCTTATTGCCTCGGTCATATAAGAGCGCAATCTTACAGCCACGATCCCAAATACACCAGCAGGAGCCTGTTTTGAGTGACCATATTCAAGCGCGTTTGCATAGATTAGCATATTGGAAAAGTAGATCGAACGGATAGCGCCGCCGCCGTGAAGCATGGCATATAACGCGCGTCTACCTTCCGCCTTTGTATCTGCGCCGTCTTTGTCGTACTGGTTAAGCGCATATAGTGGCGGCTTGTTCGCGGTTATCTGCATATTGCCTTTAAAGCGCCCGGTATCAACTGGGGCGGCATCAACTAACGCGCCGTGAACCTTTTCACCAAAGATTAACAGAACATCGTTTAATCCGATCTCTACCTGCTCGATCCACTTGTTAACGTCGCCGTTAAACTGCCTGATCGAGTAGTTAGCCATGAACCGAAACCCTCCGCATAATAGGGCGATAAGCAACGGTAACACTCGTTTGCCTGATTGGTCTTGCTTCCGTGATTACGTATCGCTCGCCGTCAATGATTACATGATAACCGTTCTTTAGCTCCACTGCGTTATTAAACACGCCTAGCTTATCAGTTACCCGGATGTGTTCGCCGTCAACCTCGCGAACCTTTGGAGAACGCACCAGACCTTTAATCTTTTCAACTGTTTCAGGCTTCTTGATCTCAACGCCACCAACGATGTTTACGCTTCCCTGTTGCGTGATGCAATCGAATTCCCCGTTGCCGTCGCTAAAGAAGTTGATCCCATTGGTAGCCATTCGTGCAATGCTTTCGTAATTCATCGGCAATATCTCCGCATACCAGTAGTTAAACCAAAGCCGCCGCCTTTCTTCTTGTTGAGCACTTCAAACATCTTACCCCACGGCGTTTGTCTAATTGCCTTTCCGATCGTGTCGTCGCTTACCTTCGCGAAAGTTTGGGAAAATTCACCGATCAGAGCGAATGACGAAACGCGCTGTGAATAGCTCTCTACGCTTTCACCTTCCTGTTTCATTGCGCCGTCAAGCGTCATTAGGTGGAGCGTATAAAGTGCAACGCCTTTAGCGTATGAATCCTTGAAATGATTCCTGCAAACGAATTCTTCCGCAAGTTCAATCCAGGCGCTCAACAATTCGGGATCGAGCGTTTTAAATGCTGGTGCAAGTTTGTAAATCTGCTGAACAATTTCATTCATTTTCGTTTACCCCGTAAAGAAAAGGGGCGCATATAGCGCCCCGTTTATTAATACTCGCCGCCGTCCTCAAGCTGTGCAACGGTCTTACCTTCGTCTGGATCGGCTTTCTTGCGTTTCTTCACGCGCTCTTTAACTTCTTTGTTTGCTTCGGTGTTATCTTTGATGGTTAGCTCACCGCGAGAAATAAGAGTTTCAAAGCCTGGCAGTTCAAGCAACTTTTCGCTTACTTCAATTTCTGCATCCGGCTTAACAACTTCGCCGTCGATAATTAGATTGCAAACACCACTGTTAACCAGAATCACGTTTTCAACTTTAGCCATTTTTGTTTCTCCAATAAATAAAAAAGGGAACCCTTACGGATTCCCCAAATGATATTACACGCCAGTGATTAAAACAAGGGTTAACGGGCGGTAAATAGTCAGACCAGTGCATTTAGAGGTGCAAGGCACTTTAAAGTGCAGGTCTTTTGGCTGCGCTGGCAGCATATTAAACGCTTCTGGAATCTCGATACTCATATTCATCGGATCTTTTTCGTAAACCAGTACCGCTTTTGCCCCGGTGCCGTCATAATCTTCCAGTTCACTGATAGAATCGATGGTAATACCAGCATTCTGTTTCTGGAAGTATTGCAGATAGCTTTCAGATGTTTCCGGCATACGTACAGAAAGAACCTTACGCATTGACGGCGGAATCAGAATATTGGTAGCGCGGTGTTGGCCTTTGGTCTGAGTTTCCAGGATTTCAATTGCTTTTTCCAGTTCGTCTTGCGCGGTTTCTGGTTTCTTCGCTGCGCCGTCCATCCACTTGTTAGAAACAATTTTCGTGATGTTTGGATGATCAAACACACTAGGGATTTTGTGAGGCTTAGAGCCTTTAAATACCAGTTTGTTTACAAGCTGATCGTGTGCCAGTTGGCAAGCGTTAGACTTGCGGGTAGACAGTGATTTACCAGTACGCTGACCTGCTTTGATTTCGTCGATGGAGATCAGATAAGCGTTACCAAGTCGGAACACTTTACCAAACTCGGAAGTCATAAGCGCGTCAACGGTTGGCAGGTCGTCGGTATAATCAGCGATGATTTTTGCGTAACCTACTTTATCGAATACTTGGTATTCAAAAGTTTTATCCGTGTCACTTAGTTCGTTAGTAACCGGGAATACACGCAGCGCGGAACCAGCCGGATATTCTTTCTCGTAAGCGGTGGATCGGATTTTATGCAGTTCTTGAGCCGTCCAAACACCCATATCAGAGGCATCGGATTTTACGCCCTGCATTTGCAGGTGAGCAGCAACAACGTTAGCATCAAATTCATCATATTTCTTAGTGGTCATAATGTTTTCCTCACATTAAAAAGCCGTCATAATAACGGCTTTAATATAGCATTTTTTGTTAAACGTGCAACACCTTTTTGTGTTATATCTTGATAGCTGCTAAAACTCTGTTATGCGTTAGCCTAGAGAATTCGCCAGTAAAGATCCATGTTGTCTTGATCCCATCCGTTGTTATTACACCGCCACCATCAATGCAAACTGGATCGCCATTTTCTGGCAATCTGCTTTGGTCTGCCATATCTACCCATACGCGCCCAGATGTGACAACGTTAATCGCATCTCCTGAATCGTAGTGCTCTTTGCAGTATTCACTATAATCACGTAAAACGATCCCGTACTGATTGGAATTATCGGTGAAATCGTGGTTGATTATTTTATAACCATGATCAACTTTCTTAACGGTAACAGCACGACCAATCAGAGTAACGCCCTGATCGTTAATTGCTGTTCCGTCAATATTGAATAAGCTGGAATCAACCAAACAACCGATATCACACACGCCGATTATATTACTGTAATCAGTCATACACACCCCAAAAAAAACGAAAAGGCCGGATTTCTCCGGCCTCGTTATTACTGAACCTGAACCTCGACAAGATTCAGATCTTGGAATTTGGTGTAATCACCAGTTGCGATCCAGGTTGTTTCAATAGCTCCGGTTGCCGTGTCAACCTTGCCGGAAGCGTCCAGTTTAATAGCGGTTTCATAAGCTGGCGCGGATTCATCAACCGCAACCATCCATACCCGGCCTTTGGTCATTACGTTAATGCCGCCGCCAGCCTCATAAACCATACGACCATCTTTAGAGGTGGTCTGGAAGTGTGATCGGGTAGCTACACCGTAAGCCTTGACACCTTCCGCCATTGGTTTAATTAGCTTGTCGCCATTACTATCAACGCCGCCATGCTGAACCGCCACGCCAACAAAGATTGTTACACCATCATCAGCATTAAGAACACAAGCGCCATCAATGTTATATGCGGAAGTGTCGGAAACCTGACCAGGAAGCGCTCGCGCCATATCTTCTTGATAATATGCTTGAATAGCCATGTTTATTTCTCCTTACTTGTTAAGTTTGTCAAGACGGGCGTTAGGGTTAAGAACCTGATCCGCTTCATCTTCTTTATTTGCACCGGATGCGTCGCCCTTAATGGCTTTGCGCTGTTCCGCCATTTTATCGCAATTCTTCGCCAGATCAAACGCGGTTTCAATATAGGCGTCTGCTTTGTCTGCGATATCTGCGCCAGTTACTTCCTTAACGTAAGCAACCTTGATCGCTTTTTCGTCCAGGCCGTCGCACTTAATGCCTACTTCGGTTGCCACTGTTACCAGTTCGGCGCGGGCTTCTGCGTCTGCTTTGACTTTGGCAACTGCCTTTTCGATTTCTGCCGGAATACCATCAACTTTAGTTTTCAGCGCGTCGCGCTCGGCTTCCAGGCTATCAGCTTTATTTTTCGCTTCGATTGCGGCTGCATTCAGATTTTCAATGTGCGTTGCAACTTCTTTAGGCACATCAAATTCAACCGCACCGTCGAGTTTAATTTTTACGGTCATTTCTTGTTCCTCTTTTTGTGAAATATCATCAACGTCGATATCATACGGGAAATCCTGCTCGCTATCAAGATTCAATTTTGCAATACCCGCGCGGCCTTTAAATACCAGCGCAATATGATTCACCACGATATTTGTTTGCAGCGCGTCAAATTTAACCCATCCTTCTGGTGGTTGTTCATCTTCTTTTAGATCTTCTTCAAAGATGTATTCCCCGGTTTCGTTTGAACCCCAGCCAGGCTTATCAATATCAATTGACGTATAACCAACGGATAATTCAGCCGAACGCTTTTTCTTTGCGCTCTCGATCGCGTCTTTGGCGTATACGTTTAAAGGCGCTTCAACACCAACGCCAGCCGGAACGCCAGCGCCTGAGCAACTACCAACCACAACATCACGCGCATTTTCCGGCGTTACTGTGACGTGTCCTAGCGTGATCGGTTTCCCTGCATAGGTTGCAAGGGAATCAGCCTTGAACACCTCGGACGCGGGGCGAAACTCCCGGCGCTCACCAAATGGCGTTTGGTATACCTGCAAACCAATTCGCGCAACAATAGGCCGATCGACTAAAAAACCGTGTTCGTCAAAGTGCGCTTTCACCTGAACGGAATCAAACCGTTGTACTCTTTTCATTTTACACTCTCCCAATCTGGTTGCGCCCAACAACGGCAACCGAATTCCTCACCAGGGAAAACATGATCGGAATCTAACGCGATCCGCTTTTTCTCCCATCTTAAATGCTTTTCACGCTCTCGATCGTCTAATTTACCGCGCCAAATATAATGCGTAACACCTGCATCAATACAGCGCTGAAACATCAAGGCGCTATTCCACGAGCCGACTATACCAGAAACGCGCCTTTGCGCCCACACTTTATAGGTTTTGAATCTGCGCTCCATTACCGCATCAATTCTTTTTCGTTCGGCTTCCTGTAATTCCAGATTCCTGATCTGCATTTCCCAATCGTCTAGAATATTATCAACCATTTTCCAGATCGAATTAGAGATCATTTCTTTCCACGTGTGGTACTTCTTAGAATACCAAGTTTCTGACGTTGTAGCGCCTTGACCAATCAGAAGGATTACAGCCGGGTTTCTACTTCCTCCAGTTCGCTTTGCCACGCGCAAAAACTCTTTCGTGTTGAATTTGTAGATGGATAGCGCAAAGCCAGGAATAAGGGTAAGAAATGATGCAATCAATTCCTCTGCGTAGCTTTCATTATCCTCCGCCGCATCACTAACCGCATCGTCAAATTTAATGCGCTTTGTATTGGCTCGCATCCTAACGGCTAAATCCCTAACAAGGTTTTGTAGGGCGCGACTTACGTCGCGCTCTGTAGCCTCTGGATATCGCCAAGAGACATTATTTTTCATTGTTGTTTCCTTCTGTTCCAGGCTCCAGCTCTACGTTATCAGGCTCCGGTAATTCGATATTATCACCGTCTTTAATTTTAATCTCTGGACAAATAGAGCGCAACGTGTCGCGAGCCTCTTTCAAATCGATAATCTGATCTGTGTGTGCCTTTGATACAGATTCAACGTTTTGCTTGAGGATTTCGGATTTCTCCTTGTCGCTCGGTACTGTCAACGGCTCAAAAACAACGCTCCATTCTGTTTCATTCAACATGAACGGTAAAAGAAATTCCAGAATCGGGCGGTAATCTTCCTCACGCTTGCGATCGATTAACTTATAGAACGTGCTTAATGCTGTATTCTGGCTTGCGCTTACGCCGCCTGTGTTCTTATTCTTCAATACGATCTCATGGATGCCAGTTAATTCAACAATGCGATCCATCTTCGTTTGCAGGAATTCAGGCACACCGGAAACATCTGAATTAAGCACTTCGTATTCTTCATCCGTCGCATCAATACCGATCGCACGTCCTACGCCGCTTTCGTCGTCTACCTGCGCCAAACGCAACCGCGCCGCATAGCGCCCTTCTTCGTCGTCGCACATTAGAGCCAAATCTCGCGCTTTCCAAATCGCTTGCTGTTTGCGTCGCAAAAGCTGAGTTGCTAACTCATGGCAGTAGTTATAATCAACAATTGCCTCAATCAAACGAGCGTTAAGAACGGAAGCGCCCCAACCATCGTTGTTGTGTCGCGTCTGGTTTGAAACCTTATCGCCGTCAATAATGTGCAAGCGCGTGTAATGCACGTAAAATTCTTTGATATCGCCACCTGGTGAAATTTTGTAAATCTTCGGCTCTCCATATCTTACGCTACGTGCGCTTGTTTCACGCTCTGAAACAGTGATCTGGTTACGGTCATAAACGCGAATATCTTCTAACTGCGCTGACGGGTTAACGGGAGACTTCAACATTCGCCCATCTGCCACCACTGCCAGGATTGCGCCGCCTCCGAATAAGCGACCCCAGGCCAAAGCCTCAATGATTTTCTTATTCAGGCGCATACCATCCCAACGAGATTTAAAATCATCTTCGTCTTTTACGCCGTCAACTTTAAAGCCTGGTGTAACCATTTCTTCTGGGATCACATCAATAATTCTTCGCGCCATGCCATCTTCTTCATAGAAGGATGAAAGCGTTCTTAATCTGTTTGCAGCCATATAAAAAGCTGGCGGCTTAAATTGAGTTTTACCGCCCTTGAAAACTTCGTTATAGCCATCTTCTTTAATGGCTCTTACTTTATCACTCATGGTTTTCTCCCCAATAAAAAAGGCCGGAATTATCCAGCCTTTTATTTTACACACTATCTTTTAGCCAATCCAGCTAAACGTTTCATGCGGTCAACGGCGTTGTCTGCTAGGTTGATTTCGATGTTAACCACGTCAAAAAGGTTGTCCATGATATCATCGTTAGGATGGCTGTCGTCATACGTGAAAGCCGCCGCCTCTGCCAAAAATTCATCAAGCATATGATGATTCTCCGGCAGAACAACATAACCGCCCTTGATAACTGGCTGCGCGTCCATGCAACGTGTAACTTTGTCTTTATCGCGCTGCACTGGCGTAATTTCGATCGGAAACGCCTTGCGGCAATTCTGGATCAAACCAGTTCCGCTTGCCTTGTCCTCAACGTAGATTTTACGCAAGTTTCCGCACTCCTTGTTACGCGCCCAGCATTGTTTAACAAACGCTTTAAATTGCGTTTCTAACATTGACGCTTCCCACTTACCGCGAACACCATCGATAAAGTAAGCGCGACCCTTAAACATGCCCCAATAGCATAAAACGCTGTAGTCGTTTAGCTCACCTTCTTTTTGAGCTGTATCAGCCGTTATTACGGTATATTCAAAGCGATCCGGTTTAGGCATGGTTGCCTTGTCGCCGCTTCCGTAATACTGGAACCATTCGACCTGAATTGCATTACCGCCTAATGCGATCGGCTCCTGCTGATACTGAGAAAGGAACGTGTATAAATCAGCATCGCGTAGCGCTTTCAGGTCGTGAATGCTTTCCTTGCTAGGCCAAAAGGAATAGTACTTAACGCCGTCGATAACGATGTATTCAGACGAAAGCACATCTTTTTCAAAGTGTGGCTGTAACCAATCAGGAAGTGATTTCCCGTATTCTTCCGTAACCATCGCCGGGATTGAGATCTGATCAAACTTAATCCCCATTCCGCCGTTCATCAAAAACCAGGTCATATCCTGCGCGTGTAGGCGCTGCTGAATTACGATGATCGGCGTTTCTGAATGTGCGCGACGGGATCGGATTGTGTTCTTTGCGATCATCTGCCCCCGTTCGCGCTTCACCTTCGAAAACATATCATCGGGTTTTTCTGGATCGTCAAGCGTCACACAGCCGGAATATTGACCCGGCGTAATGTAACCGCCACGAGAACCAGTAATCTGGCCGCCCATAGATTTACTGATCATTTCCAGGTGAATTTTACCGTTCTTATTCAGCACCTGAAATTCATCATCCTTGCTTGTGCCAGTTTTCGCCGGGTAAAGCTCTTGCCATTCCGGGCTATTCATCAGATCGCGCACACGCTTACTATTTCGCTTAACAAGCGTATCAGCAAACGAAATATTCAGATTTCGCACTTTGTCCAGTTTCAAATATGAATACGGAGGAAAGTGGATCGATAACAATTCAGTTTTACCGGAACCTGGCGTAACGTTGAAAATCGTGTCTTTGCGAGTTCCATCAATAATTTCATCAATTGCTCTAGCAATATAAAGATGATGCCAGTTAGGAATCCACTTTTCCCCCTGCATAATCGGGAACCAGATTTTAACGAACGTGTCAAAATCATGAAACCCTAACTGCTTTAAAGCAAGGCGTTGCAGTTTGTCTAAATCTTCCCAAATCAACATAATAGACCCCTTACAATTTACTCAATACTGACTCTACCGCCTGTTTCATAGCTTCCTCTGTGTTCGCTTCTGCTTCTGCGCTCGCGCTAACGTTGATGGTGTCACCCTTATCAATGCCAAGCTCTTTTGCGATCATGCTGCTGTTAACCATACCATTTGCCGCAAGCTGGTATTTCTGCTCTTTGATTACCTGATCGGCAAATTCCATCACCACATCAAAGCCGGGAGTTTTGCGCCATTTCACAATAGCGGTACTTGAGAAAGAACAAAACAACATAAGCGCCGTCCATGTAAAAACGCGCGGCTTGTCAATTGTGTCTTGATAAACCCTACCCTGGAATGATGCCGTTTCACCTGCTTTAATGGCGTTGTTCTCCGCCCATTCGAAATACTTAACAACCAGATTCATAACCTGCTCCGGCGTGTGCTCGGTATTTTTCGCCAGCTTGTGACCAACCAGATCCGAATAGTTTTTATTCCAAAGCCTTTTGAAATTAGGCAGGCTCTTTTTTTCTTCGCTCATGTTAAATCCTCCTGTTGAGGCTCGGATTATAGCAAATTACAGGCACAAAAAAACCCGCGCAAGGCGGGTTATCTTTTGGCGTTGCATCAATCAATATACTTGATGCTTCCAGGCTTGCCAAACTTGCGACGGAATGCAATTTCATCAGCAATCTTTTCAAAGTTTTTAGTAATCTTCCATTTATCAGTTTTGTTTTCGTAAATGGCGATCACTAATTCGTTATCTTTTACGCAACGCTGTACACCCCACGAAACACAAAGACAGCAAAAGAAACAGATAATCGCACAAAAACCAAAACCAGCAATGAACATCAGCATTATATAGCCCTCACAGAATTAATTGAAAATTGGTGCGTTTCTGGATCTGCTCCAGAATATTCTTTCGCAAATCTTACAGCCATTTCAGCGCTACATGCTGTAACAACCGTTTCAAATTCTTGCTTGCATGAGGCGCAATTTCGCCCCATTCTGCGTATGGTTAATTTAACCTTCCACATCATAGACGAAACTCCCATCTTCGGTGGTTACTTTCTCGATGTTGTTGATAGTGTGCCACGGGAAAGTAATATCACTGTCACCGAAAAACAGCATGATTCCAGCGTCGAAAAATGAGTACTCATCACACTCAAAAACTTTGCTTTCTACTTCTTCGCCGGATTTGAGTTTTTGCAGAACGTTAAAAGAAATATAAATTTGTTTCATAATTAAGCCTCTCTAGAAAAAGAAAGGCGGCGCGTCTTATAGGGCGAAAACACCATGCGCACCGCCGTAAGTTGTGTAGCTATCGCGCTACTCGTTCGGCAGCTAGGCCGCTATTATGTAAACAGCAACATCCTACCAATCAGAAGCGTCGTCGTCAATTACCATTGAATCGTTTGGTTATTATTCGTACTCGCCAGACTGACCGAAGCGCCCGTTAAGGTAGCCCATAAGCCAAACAAACTGCGTCCGACCGATTAGGAGGTTAACGCTTTTGTTGTAGTGCTTAGTGATGATTTCAGCCGCAACATGATCGTATTTCTTGCCGCCATTGATTACTTCTTTCAGTTCGTCATTGGCCTTACGCGCCGCCTGTTTAACAATGTTATATTGCGCTTCATTCAGTCCGAACATTTTATAATCCTCTCGATACCCAAAGGTTGTACATGTCAAAGTAATGCATCGCGGTTTCTGTGTCTCCACGCTCTAATGCTTCGCTTTGCTTCTCTGCGCACCACTGCGACGGTTTTTTATAGCTATCCATACAAACACCTTACCAATTTTAGCGCCCAGTATAACGCTTTACAGTGCGTTTAAACACTATCGATTTTCAGTTAAATTTCATTTAGAAGGTTGCGAATGACATTTATGCGTAAAGTCTTGTACACGCCCCACTCTTTCGAGCCAGGTACAAGCTCGCGCGGAGAACCTGGGCAGCGGTGACTAATACAATCAATAAGATCTGAAACCTCACTCAAGATAACATCCTTCATTTCCTCAAGTCTATCCAGCGTTACCGCCTCGATACGCTCACCGCCAATAAGGGCATGTTCGGCGGCGGCACGTTCTTCGTTGTTGTAGTAAATCGACTCAACTATTTTCTTATGCCGCCCGTATGGTTTACGCAGAATGTCAATCTTCATATCGTTTAGCCTCAACCTGGTTTTCAAGTTGGCGGAAAACCTCCGCCGCTAAATCAGCCTTGATTGTCACATTATCAAGTCTCAATTGTTCGCTACTCCATCGCCAGCCGAAAGCGTTTAACAATTCGCGGCCTTGCTTATCTGATAGGTTGATTGTGATCATTTACCACACTCCACCTTGTCGAATTTGATTTTAGGGTTATCAACCAGGAAAACAACATCATCATCGTAAGCATCAACGCGTATTTCGTACATTTCGCCATCGTCGGCTTTCAGATAATCGCGATCCTCTGTAACAACCAATTCCAGGTATTCTCCGCAGATGATAGCGCCATGAGATTGACGCGCTTCAAAGTTGGTTTCTGTGAAAATTGCCATTTCGTTTTCTCCTTTGTTTCGATGGGGTAACTATACCAGCTTACCCCATCTACGTTTTAGCAATTCGTGCTATTTTTGCAGTCCGATCAGAGCATCGGCAAGCGCTCTTAAAATCTTCGCATGTGTCACGATGTTTTCACCGTCAGGTACGCGCATAACTTTTCGCAGTTGCTCAAGTACTTGAATATTTGGATCTTCTTCGTGAATACCGCTTTTCATCACTGCGCCGCCGATGTGCGCCACGCCAGCACGAGCAATAAAGAAATCATCAACTCCCAGGGTAACGCGCCCTTTGCAATGCTCGTAAATCATGCCGCCAGGTTTTGTTTCGTTACGTATGGTTTCAGCTACAGCATCGCGAACCCTTTCGCGCTCTGCTAGTGCCGTTGCATCACGTGCGATCTTTTCAGCGTTTAACAGGTGTTCACTTTTCATCACTTACAATCTCCCAATCCTGGCAACCTATATGCATTGAATGCGTTAGCCTTGTGTAAAATGGGGAACCCAATTCCCCTTTGATTTTGTACATGCCTTGATATTTGCCGCTGGTCTGCAATTCTGCCTCGTAGACCTTGCCCGGAGCAATCCAGTGAGTTTCGGCGTAATCAGTTCTCACCAGCATGAAATTTCCTCTTCTGCCACATAGTCATAATCCGCCTGGGTTAGTGGCTGATCCACTTTTGCGGCATCCTCGATCACATCCATCAAGATAGAGCAAGTGATAAGGCCGTTTTCATCAAAATAGGTATCCGCCATCCATCGCGCCCACTGCCGCGAATTCTTGTAACCGCACCGCGCAAGGCCGCGCGGGTTTTTCGAGCTATCGTGCCAACCTCGCGCCATCGCCTCTTTTTCAAAAGCGTTAATGAGATATTTACGATGTGATTTCATACAATGCTTACCTCAACCTCTGATTTAAATGTGTGCTCTTTAATCATGCGACCATCGCGATCGTATGCGGTTACTACGCTTTCACCGTCTTTGTACTCAACACGATAATCAACACCAGGCGTGTAATACGCCCCGCTATCATGCTTAATCAATAACATTTTACTTCGTTAGCTCCCGCAAGTGATCAGAAACCTTGTTTTCTGCTTTGGCATCCATTCGCCCGATTACCACACCAGCGCCATAAACCAGGACGACCGATAAACGCCCCTGCCAGGTATCAGCCGATAGTAACAGACCAGCAATAAGGGCGGAAAATGCGATAATGGTTTTCATATTGATTCCTATGATTGGTTTCACTCGACAAGAGGCACTATATCAAATGCCTCTTAGCAAGTTTTAGCAATTCGTGCTATTTCAGGTAAAGATCGCAAATATTGCGTGCTGTGATTTCCGGCTTGTTGTCTACCAGGTGGAAATCTGCCTCTCGATAATTTGCGCCGTGGTATTTAATCGGCAAATACACATAATCGCGGCTATCACCATCAAAGCTATATCCCAGGCGATGTAGGCGGCACAATTTCACCTCATGCCCTGCATTCAGTAGCGGATAAATTTCATCCTCAAAGCCGCCATCAGTGCAAATTACAGGGATCTCGTTTTCGATTGCGTCCTGTGCGAAACGCTCCCCGAAATAGTCGTGTCCAAACGCTGGCTTCATTACCTGCTCACTAATCCAGATCATGAACTGGCGCGGTGAATGCAATTCGCCACCAATCAGCAAGCACGGCTGCTCTTTCGTTTTCCGGTCGTTGTAGCGGCTAATGAAATCCGCATAGCCAGTTTTGCCCAGCATCGCAAGCGCGATTTCAAACATTGGATTTTTGAAGCTGATAAACCGCGTTTGTGTTTTTGCGTTTTCAGCAATCAGTTTGCCTATCGTGTCTTTACCAGCACCAGGAGGCGCATTAAGGATGATAATTTTAGCCATTGTCTACCGCCTTTAAAACTTGCATGGTTAATGTTTCTTCTTCCACGCTCCAACAAACGTTGCGCGATTCAATAAAGATCTCATTTAAATGAACATGGTTATTCTCCAGCTTATCAGCCAGGTCACGCAGATAATTAATCGTCTTTTGCGTTTCAACTTTATTATCAAGATTCATCACGACCACACTCCAAGTAAGATTGAACCAACGGTTACAACTATTGCAATTGTGAAGCAAATAATATTGCGGTTTCGCTTTCTGATTTGTGATTGCTGGAACAAATTAGCCGCTTCTTTGTTGAAAGGAGCCATCATTCCACACTCAACCATATTGATAATTGCTTTTTCATCAAATGAACTTCTGAAATTACGACCTACTTCAAGAGTAGGATAGTTAGAAATGAAAATATCACCTTCATCATTGATGATATAATATGCAGTGCGTCCAAACTGTTTAATCATAAAAACTTTCATGT